ATGAACAAGGCCAACATCAATCGCCAATTGAACTGTGCGATCTACACCCGCAAGTCCACAGACGAAGGTCTCGACAAGGAGTTCAACTCGCTTGACGCCCAGCGCGAATGCGCCGAAGCGTACATCAAAAGCCAAACGCAAGAGGGCTGGCATTGCGTGCCCGATCGTTATGACGACGGTGGTTTCACTGGTGGCAATATGGATCGTCCGGCGCTCAAGCAACTGCTGGCGGACATCGAAGCCGGCAAGGTGAACTGCGTGGTCGTCTACAAGGTCGACCGACTTAGCCGCTCGCTGATGGACTTCGCTCGCATGCTCGAAGTCTTCGAACGCAACCAGGTCGCCTTCGTCAGCGTAACGCAGCAATTCAATACGACCAACTCGATGGGGCGGCTGATGCTCAACGTTCTGCTGTCGTTTGCCCAGTTCGAACGCGAACTGATCTCGGAGCGAACACGCGACAAGATCGCTGCGGCACGACGCAAAGGCAAATGGTCTGGTGGCATGCCGCTGCTTGGCTACGACATCGAGCCGCAAGGTGGCAAGCTTCGAATCAACGAGGTCGAAGCCAATAGAGTCAGGGCGATCTACGACCTGTACTTGGAACGCGAATCGATCATGGCGACCATTGCTGAGCTTGACAACCGTGGCTGGAACAACAAGTCATGGAAAACGAAAAAGGGAACTCTTCGGGGCGGTTCGCCGTTTACTAAAGCAACGCTGTTCCGGCTCCTCACCAATGTGACCTACATCGGCAAGCTTGGCTACAAAGACGAAGTGAACGAAGGAGAACACGACGCGATCATCTCAACGGACGTCTGGCAGAAGGTTCAATCGCTACTTCGCCGCAACGGTCGAACTGGCGGTGTCGAAGCGAGAAACAAGTTTGGGGCGATGCTCAAAGGTATTCTTCGATGTGCATGCTGCGACTGTTCAATGACGCCGACGCACACGACCAAGAACGGATCGAAACGCTACCGTTACTATGTTTGCATGAAGGCCCAGAAGCGTGGCTGGACGAACTGCAAGTCTAAGTCGGTGCCGGCCGCCGAGATCGAGAAGTTTGTCGTCGAAAAGATACGTCACGTTGGCCACGACGCGGCGCTCGTCGACGAGGTGGTGGAACAAGCCAAGGTCCAATCCGAACGCGAACTAGGGGCACTTGTGGCCGAACGGGACGAGCTTGTGAAAGAGCTGGAATACTGGAACGAAGCCATTCGCGTTGCCGCTCCCAAGATCAAGCCAGGCTCGCCGGATGCGACCTCCCTGGAGCAATTAGCTGACTGGCACGAAAGCCTTCGTCGCGCCGAACATCGGCATGCGATCGTCAGCGCCAAGCTGGCGGCGCTGCAGGCCCAGACGCTAACCCGCGAGGATGTGGTCAACGCATTGACCAGTTTCGAGCCGATCTGGGAATCGCTCACAGTCCGCGAGCAATCGCGGATTGTCCAGTTGATCGTACAGCAGATCGATTACGACGGAGCGACCGGTCGCGTCACCATCACCTTCCATCCCGATGGCATCAAGACGATCGCCATGGAGAACCGTCCTGAACTCGTGGAGGCCGCATCATGAGCAAGCCAGTAAGCGTCGACTTTCAGTTCTCCATCAAGCAACGCGGCCGTGGAGCCAAGAAGCGAATCGTCGAAGGGGCAGCCCCATCGGACGAGCCCAAACCAGCGCTCGAACGCATACTTCGCATCTCGCGCTACATGGCTCTTGCGATACACTTCGAGGATCTAATCAGGGAAGGCGTCGTCGCCGACTATGCTGACCTTGCCCGCCTCGGGCACGTGACAAGAGCCCGTGTTACGCAGATCATGAACCTACGGCTCTTAGCACCTGAGATACAAGAATCGCTCTTATTTACACCTTGCTTTCCAGAACAACTAGACCTTCGTACGCTGCAAAGAGTAGCAAGCGAAAAATGCTGGAAAAAGCAGGTTGCGCTATTGGAAAACCAAAAGGACTGAGTCTCCGCAACATGGTTAGGCCATTAATCAGGACCGACGACAGGTCTAATTTTCGACGCTTGCTGTCGATCGCCAAAATCGGTTCTGCAACTTGATCTGTAACTGATCTGCAGCGTTCTCCACCAACTCTTCAAGCTGATCTTTATCGGTCCCCCAAAAGCAACTTCGATTCCATAGCAATTTTGTTAGAGCTAAGAATCCACTGTGGATGATCAACATGAACGACTCGGTGGAAAGCGTCTTCGTCAGCAGAACACCCTGAGTACCTGCTACCTGTGCTGGCCCGGTTTGCTTGTACATAATCTGGCGAGCCCACTGGTGACCATGAGCAATACCGGAAAGCAAACGATAGTTTTCATCTAGCCCCAAGACATCCCGGATCATCTCCGTTGCTCCAGGCATTTTAATTCCAATCCCACTTTTGCTATCTGGGGGAACGGTCAGCGAGAATCCTGCCGCTGTCGCTTCTTGCTCAAGAAGAGTGATCTTCTTATCGAACTCGAATTCCATTGCCGAGTCAGCAATACATGACGCAAACTTGCGGCATTCAAGTATTCCACTTCGTTTGAACGCAAACACTCGTGCCTGTCGCTTCAAAGGGTCTGTGTCCGGGTCAACTAACCAAGCTCCGATAGCACAGCTTTCTAGCATCGATCTAATGCATGTGAAACAAGCGGTAGCGGTCGCTGGCTCAACAACAAGCTTAGTCAGTCCGATGAGGTGGTCACCGCCATCCTCAATTGAAAGCGCGGCATGGGATGCGGCCATCATTACAAAACGGCTTGTGGATATGGCTTCCTTAGCCGCCACGGAGTCCGTAGCTGGCGCAGCAGGCCAAGCACGAACAACTTCCGTCACGCCATCGAGGTACTGCTCAATTGCCATGCACATTGCTCGAACTGCATCGCGCGTACTGCTCATTCGTTTCCTTCCTTAGCATTCAAATTTCCCGCCCAAGGGACGAGTTTCGTCGCTTGCGTTGCGTATTCGCAGTCAACATCGCGGCGAAGCATCTTGCCCCTGTAGCCGATAGAAGCAAGAAACGCCTGCTGAAGAATTCCGCCCGTCTGATACCAAAGGTCGCCGCGTTCTTCGTCACCGTTGGTACGGCTGAAAAGGCGCTCCGCTTTTTTGGGTTCGGCATGTACCAATGCATTTCGTACATCAGCTAGCACTTCGACCAAATTCGCGAGATTGAAAGCCTTGGCATAGGCGCTAATCGCAGCTGATTTTTGGGGAATGTCGCAGCTGATATTGTTTAGAGACAGCAGCCAGCGTATTTTGTCGCTCGCTGGCAGTGACTTGAATCCAGATTCACTGCAAAGCTTTCTAACCAATACAATCTCAAGCCAAGCAAGGCATTCAAGGGAAGACTGTTGCAGGATAATAGCTCCCTCAACGCCGCCGGCGCACTGTTCAGACTCAACCAGCCAATGGCTTGCAGTTTGCAATGCAGGTCCACGCGTTTTGTCTTGAAACGAACAATACATCGATTTGTAAAAATCGCTGAACGAAGAACGCATCATTTTATGATACCAGGAAATTGCTCCACCGTTCCGCATTGTCTTGGTAACAGATAAGCGGGTTTCAATGAGATTTCCGGAGGAATCGTAGATCCAAGGTCCGAGGAGACCGACCCATCGACATTTCATCAAGCTGAGAACCCGAAACAAGTGCGAACCCACTTGTTCGATACTCTCTAAGTTCGCTGGTTCAATGAACTCGCAGCTTGCTACATGAGTTGGTTCGTACACAACGCTACGCGGTGTCGGTTCACTTTGCAGTGCGTCGATTACAATCTTGTGATCGTCTACCGTTGATTCGAGTCTCCCTAAATAGGAATGCTTCCCACGGTTCAATGGTTCGCCGTGCACATGCGGCCCGTTGATGACGATAAAAACTGCCTTGAGAGCAGCTGAGCTTTCGCCAATCTGGTTTGTTTGCGAATCAAGATACCCGGAGATTTCGCTTCCAGAGTTTGTAACCTTACATACCACCTCTCCGAAGGGCTCGCCGCAGTCGAACGTCGCGTCGCTCAACCCAGATTCAAACCAAGCCTCCAAGAAATCAGGAGTTTTGTGAGGAACAAACTCAAACCTAAACTCAGGAGCCGGGTGCATGCAAAATATGATCTTCGCTTTGCCTGCTTGTGTGCGCGTGTCTTGTCGGAGGACTGTGTCACCTTCCCAAAACACGAACGGCGACTGATCACTGGAGAGATGAATTGGCGGTTTGAGAGCATCCGGCAAAGCTCTGGTTGTTTGGTCGTCCATGGATCACTCATCATTCCTGGAAGGTCTCTGCTTCCTGCATCAAAATTCACTTTGGGCTAAAGACATCTGGAGCCGCACTCTGGTTCAGTAAAAATGCGACAGTACAAATGTGGAGTCATTTTGGCGTTCGCGTTTCGGACCGCAGCGTGTACTTCGCCACTTGCTCGGCCACTCGTTGAAGTTCATCTGAATTAAGCGTTGCTAGGGCCCTGAACACTTCCGGTTGCTCAATGATCCGGTCAGCAATGCGCTTAGGGACGTGGTGGGCGAGCAGCAATAGCTCCTCTTCGTCCGCCTCTAGAACGTCCGCAAGGCGGTGGATAAGCGACTCGGACGCCGTGCCCTCGAAGTCGAGTTTGTCGTTCTCGACTTTGCTCAGATACGAAAACCCGACGCCGACCAGCGGAGCTAGTTGGCGGAGGGAATAGCCTTTTGCCTTGCGGAGTTCACGAATTCGGTCGCCGAACTTGTTCATCATCATTCCCTGCTTGTTCCAGTGAGGCTAGCATTGTACGATTGTAGCAGCTTACAGGCAACATGTGGCTATGCTTGGAGGTCATTTCTCACAATCACCCAATTGATGGAGCGAACGGTTGAACGCGGTCGAGATCGAAGAAGCAGTCAGTAAGCTGGTCGAAGAGCCGTTCAACGCGGCTGAGTTCTCGTACGCTTTCTTGGAGGCGTTCGGCAACAAGTCTGCGACCCTTCAGCGACTACGCAGTGTCGGAAAGAACTCGACGAACAAGACGGACGTGGCAGGCGACGGAATTCATGCCGTACTTCAGCGGAATAACATTCACATCGCCACGTGCTCTGCGGGTGGCCCCGACGCTGTCGCTGGGCTACTAAAGCGTTTGGTGGATAGTCCTGCATCAAGCAAACACAAAGCGAAGTTCGCGCTGGCCACCGATGGGAATACGGTTCACGCGGAGTGCCTGAATTCGGAAGATCCGCCATTGGTGTGTGAGTTCAAGGAGCTGGCTGACCACTTTGGTTACTTCCTGGAGCTTGCGGGGATCTCGACCGTTCGGCAGATCCGGGAAAACGCCTTCGATATCAAGGCCACCGGGCGATTAAACCGCCTGTACGTCGAACTGCTACGCAACAACCCGAACTGGGACGGGGATGAACGTCGGGAAGAGCTCAACCATTTCTTCGCGAGATTGATCTTCTGCTTCTTCGCAGAAGATACGGGGATCTTCAACGGAAACGCGCTCTTCACCGAGACAGTTCGCCAGATGAGCGATCCGAGCGGCGAGAACACGGATTTTGTTCTTGCCGAGGTCTTCCGCGCTATGGATGTGCCGACGAAGGTACGCGACGCAGCCAAGCTGCGTCCATGGGCGGGCCAGTTCCCGTACGTCAACGGAGGATTGTTTGGAAGTAACGGCTCAACGTCCGAGCGAGGTACGGTTCCAAAGTTCACGCAGATCGCACGGTCTTATCTGTTGCACATCGGCTCGCTCGATTGGACTCAGATCAATCCCGACATCTTCGGTTCGATGATTCAGGCTGTTGCTGACGACGAGGAGCGTGGCGCGTTGGGCATGCACTACACGAGTGTACCGAACATCTTAAAGGTCTTAAATCCTCTGTTCCTTGATGACTTGCATGCTCAGCTAAAGGAAGCAGGCAAGAATCCGCGTAAGCTACTCAATCTTCGCAAGCGATTGGCTCGCATTCGCGTCTTCGATCCAGCTTGCGGAAGCGGCAATTTCCTAGTCATTGCGTACAAAGAGATGCGCAAGATTGAAGCCGAGATCAATATTCTGCGTGGCGAGCCGGATCGTGCCTCGGAGATTCCGCTCACCAATTTTCGCGGAATCGAGCTGCGACACTTCGCAGTTGAAATTGCTCGCTTGGCACTCATCATTGCCGAGTATCAATGCGACGAACTTTATCGAGGTCAACGCTTGGCGCTTGCCGAGTTCCTGCCTCTCAACAAAGAGAACTGGATCACATATGGCAATGCGCTTCGTTTGGATTGGTTAAAGGTTTGTCCGCCGACAGGAACAGGAGGCATCAAGCTATTAGAGGATGACCTTTTCCAAACTCCACTTGATCAAATCGAGATCGATTTTGAGAACGAAGGGGGGGAAACGTACATCTGTGGCAATCCCCCGTTTACTGGAACACGAAAACAGTCACAAGAGCAGAAAGATGACCTAAAACAGCTTTTCGAAACCAAGACATCCAAATGGAAGAATGTTGACTATGTAGGTGCCTGGTTCCTCAAGGCTGCAGAGTTCAGCAAACGAAGCCAAGCAGCTTTTGCGTTCGTTGCGACAAACAGCATATGTCAAGGCCAGCAAGTACCGATAACTTGGCAAATCATTCTGCAGATGGGATTGGAAATCAATTTCGCACACACTTCTTTTAAATGGAATAACCTTGCGAGTCACAACGCAGGCGTGACCGTCGTGATCACTGGCCTTCGTTTGAAGTCAAATGGACAGAAACTACTTTTCCACGGCGATCAAGTAGTTAGCGCCGAGCACATAAATCCTTATTTAACATCCCACGAGGTGGAGATTGTTCAGGCTTCTAAGAATCCACAATTCGTGGAGGCGGCGCTCGAGTACGGTGTTTACTATTCGAAGTCCGAAGGTTTGATTGTGTCGCCAGATGAATACCGCGATTTGAGTGGGCGCGGTGTTCCTGAACGGCTCTTCAAAAAGTTTATCGGCTCAAGTGAATTTATTAATGGCAAGATTAGGTATTGTCTCTGGATTAGCAATAGTGACGTCGAGGAAGCACATGCATTTCCCGAAATCGCGACTCGCATTGAAAATGTTAAGGCTGACCGTCTTGCAACTACCGATGCGTCGGTAAACAAGCTCGCAGCACGCCCGCATCAGTTCCGTGAGTTTAAGGGAGATGACCAATTTAAGATTTTTGTGCCACTTGTAAGCTCAGAAGATCGCGAGTTCTTTCCCGCGGGAGTTGCAGTGGACGATGTCATTCCGACAAACAAAGCATGCTACGCACCCAATGGTCCGCTGTGGATGTTGTCCATTCTCGTATCGAGATTGCATCTTGCTTGGATCGCAACTGTATGCGGACGGCTGAGAACAGACTACTCATATTCAAACACTCTTGGATGGAACACCTTTCCTGTCCCTCCACTCACCGACGCCAACAAGACAGATTTGACAGTGTGTGCTGAGGACATTCTCCTCGCCCGCGAGGCCCGTTGGCCAGCGACATTAGCGGAACTCTACGACCCAGACTCAATGCCGGACGATCTACGAGCTGCTCACGATCGCAACGATGAAATTCTCGAACGAATCTACGTTGGTCGTCGCTTTAAAAACGACACCGAACGGCTCGAAACTCTATTCCAGCTCTACACTGAGATGACGGCGAAGAAGAGAGGGATGAAATGAGCTTTCCATACCCAAGCGGAGCAACTAACAAGAAATCATCGACAGTTCCACCTTACACAATGCCAGACAGCCATCGAGGACAAATACCCTATGAGTGAACAAAAGCCAAAAACGATGCCTGGCGTCAGTGTCAGCTATGCCGGTAGTGGTCAATCCATCACGTCCAACGCGATGGGTATGCGAGCCATGCAGCAACGCGTCTGGCAGTTTCGTGGCGAGCAGTACCTGCTGCTCAAGTCGCCGCCGGCCTCGGGTAAGAGTCGAGCGCTCATGTTCGTGGCTCTCGACAAACTGCATCGCCAAAACCTGAAGCAGGTGATCGTGGTCGTACCTGAAAAGTCGATTGGTGCGAGCTTTGGTAACACTCAGCTCGCCAAGGATGGTTTCTTCACCGACTGGACTGTCGCTCCACAATGGAACCTTTGCAACGCGCCTGGTACAGACGGTGGGAAGGTTGAAGCACTTGGGCGCTTTCTCGCTTCCGAAGATCGCTTGTTGGTATGCACACACGCCACGTTCCGTTTTGCATTTGAAAAGTTCGGCGTTGAAGCCTTTGATGATCGCCTTATTGCCGTCGACGAGTTTCACCACGTATCGGTGAGTGACGACAATCGACTAGGCGAATTCGTGCGACAATTGATCGAGCGTGACAAGACACACCTGATCGCCATGACAGGCAGCTACTTCCGTGGCGATGCTGCTGCCGTGCTGATGCCTGAAGATGAGCGGCGATTTGCGACGGTGACGTACACTTACTACGAGCAGCTCAGCGGCTATAAGCATCTGAAGCAGTTGGACATTGGCTACTACTTCTATTCTGGCAGCTACCTCGACGATCTGCCAAAGGTTCTCGACGAGAACGAAAAGACGATCATTCACATCCCAAATGTTAACAGCCGCGAAAGCACTCAAGACAAGCACAAAGAAGTTGAGCACATACTTGAGACCCTAGGTGAGTGGCTGGGCACCGATGACGCCACCGGTTTTCAGCTTGTGAAAACGTCGACAGGACGAACTCTGCGAATTGCGGATCTCGTGGACGATGAACCGATCAAACGCGAGAAGGTTGCAGCGGCGCTTCGTGATCCAGTAGGTCGCGAGAATCGAGATCATGTTGACATCATTATCGCCTTGGGGATGGCTAAAGAAGGTTTCGATTGGATTTGGTGCGAACATGCCCTGACCATCGGTTACCGCAGTAGCTTGACTGAAATCGTGCAAATCATTGGTCGAGCGACACGCGATGCTGTCGGCAAGACAAAGGCCAGATTCACTAACTTGATCGCCGAGCCGGACGCAGGTGAGCAAGCTGTTACCGAGGCGGTCAACGACACACTCAAAGCGATCGCCGCTAGTTTGCTGATGGAACAAGTGCTCGCACCTCGTTTCGAGTTCCGTCCAAAGACGCCAGCCAACGTACCGAACGGCCCCAACGTTCCGAGCGGACCTCAGCCTGGGTTGGACTACGGAACTGACGGATACGATCATGGTGGTTGCAATGTTGGCGTGGACCCTGCGACTGGCGGTGTTCAGATTGAGATAAATGGGCTCATCGAACCCGAGAGTGACGAAGCAACCAGAATCTGCCGTGAGGACCTCAACGAGGTTTTGGCTTCCTTCGTTCAAGACACTCGCACCGTCCAGGATGGCTTGTTCAATGACGAGCTTCCACCTCAGGAAACAACTCAGCAGCGAATGGGTAAGATCATTCGCGACAAGTACCCCGACTTGTCTGAGCAAGACCAAGAGGCCATTCGGCAGCGCGCCGTTGCAGCCCTTAACCTGATTCAAATGGGTGGCAAGAAAGCGAGTGGCAGTGGTGCAACTTCGAACACGGCGCTGATCGACGGGATTCGCCGCTATGTGACCGATGTTCGAGATTTGAATGTCGACCTAATCGACTCGATCAATCCCTTCGGCGAGGCGTACAACATTCTCGCCAAGACGATGAACGAAGAGCGATTGCGCCAGGTCCAGTCAGCGATCGCTGGCCGGCGAGTTCAACTGACACCCGAAGAGGCTCGCGATCTTGCAAAGCGCGCCTTGAAGTTCAAGAACGAACGCGGACGCCTGCCTTCGATCACCAGCCAAGATGCATGGGAGCGACGAATGGCAGAGGGCATTGCATTCCTTGCGCGTATGAAACAGGAGAAGGCAAGTGGGTAAAAGGAAGACGAAGGAAGCCGCATTCACAGATGACGATGATGCGCTTTTGGCTGAGCTTGGTGTTGAAACCGAAATCAAGCAGGATCAGACCTACACGGCCAAGCAAGAGCGGATCATCGCAGGGTTCGAAGACATTCAGCGGTTCTATCGAGAGCACGAACGACTTCCACAGCACGGTGAAGGCCGAGATATCTTCGAACGCTTGTACGCAATTCGGCTAGACCGAATTCGCGGCAATGCCGAGTGCTTGGATCTTCTGAGGCCCATGGATGCTGACGGAATACTGACAGATCGCGTCAGTGAGCCATCCGGAGAGTACGAACTGGACAGCGACGATGAACTCTTGGAGGCACTCGGCGTTAGCCCCGAAGACAACGATATCACGACGATGAAACACGTTCGTTCGGCTGCCGAGCGCAATGCTGAGCGAAACGTCCCTGAAGAAGTTGCCCAGCGCAAGCCGTGCGAAGACTTTGACGCTTTTCGGCTGGACTTTGAAGCCGTTCAGGCTGATCTCGAGACCGGCCGTCAATCGACCGAGTTGTTCAAGACCAGCAGTCGATCTCAGATACGTAAGGGCGACTGGTTCATCGTGGATGGCCAGAAGGCACTGGTCGCAGAGACAGGTGAGTGGTTCACTCCTGAACACGGCGAACGTGATCGACGCCTACGAGTCATCTTCGACAATGGTACCGAGTCAGACTTATTACTTCGTTCATTGCGACGCGCGCTAAACAAAGACGAAAACAGCCGGCGAATCGTACCGCAACAAGCCCAGATTGAAGAGGACTTTAGCGACTTAGGCCCGCTCTTCTCCAATGTCATGGAAGACGGCGACTGCGAGTCTGGTGCGATCTACGTGGCACGAAGTCTCTCCGACAATCCATTCGTGCAAGAGAACCGCGAACTGCTACACAAGATCGGGCTCACCACCGGCGATCCCGAGAAGCGAGTGTCCAACGCCAAGAAGGAAACGACGTATCTCTTCGCCGCCGTAGAGTTGGTAGCTGTCTACCGATTAGCGAACATCAACTGCAAGGCGTTTGAATCCCTGCTTCACAAGTTCCTCGCACGCGCTCGTATTGACCTAGCGCTAGCCGATCGATTCGGCGGGAAGGTTCAACCTCGCGAGTGGTTCCTTGTTCCACTGCCGGTGATCGAAGAAGTTGTCGAGCGAATCAAGGATGGATCGATTAGCGACTATGTGTTTGATATGGAAACAGCGAGCATAAAGCGACGGGGGAATGCATCTTGAACGAACCAAACAGCCCCGAGCAAATGTCGGCCCATCACGAGCTTCTGCTCGAAAGATGCGATTTCTTAGTCGAATCGCAATTGTGGCCCTTGCAACGAAACCTGAACTACTCAGGCTGGCTATCGAACTTCACTGAGGAGGAGAGGAATTTCGCTGAGCGCCTGCTCATGAACTTCATGTATTATTCCAATGATTTGACAAAACATCTATTTCGGTTTGCGTTCAACAAACTTGCTTCAGCCAATTGTGACTTTCGTGAAGCGGATGAGGTATTGCATGAGCAATGGCTTGAGTTTTTGCACAATGTCGCGATCACTCACGTTACGGGAGAGGATCCTAGCCCAACGGATAGTGGATACCATTTCGCGCGACTTTCAAGACAATTCTTGGGCTTGGATGCGAGGCAAATACTCACGAACGAACAAGCGGTAGAGAAGATATTTTTCGGCGATTGTAAAACCATTGTTTTCGTAGACGACTTTGTGGGTTCTGGAAACCAATTCTGCGACACTTGGGATAGGACACTGACAATTGCGCCAGGCACGCATTACTCATTCAAACGAATAGCAGAAGAAGGCAAACAAGCGTTTACGGCTTTTTACTGCCCTATTTTCTGTACTTGGAAGGGGCGAGCCAAAATTAGGCGTTTCGCGCCGAGTGTGCAGCTTGTACCTGCTCACGAATTAGATGAAAGCTACAGTGCCCTATCTCCTAGATCGCGATTCTGGACAAGTGATCTAATTCAAAGTGCACCTAAGTTTCTCGAGAATGTGAGCAAGCGAGCGGGACTCGACGATGGCTGGCGCGGTTTCCATGACTTGGCTCTTGGGATTGCGTTCGAACACGGGATCCCAGATGCGACCCTACCTATCTACTACCACGAATCATCCAGCTGGCAACCACTGATGAGGAGAACATGACTTCAAATTCTGAGGAGCTTCAAAAACAACTCAGCGATCTTTTCGGAAGCTACCGAGCGGAATGGCTACAGGAAAAGGTTTTTGACCTCTATACCGAACCACGGTATTTCCCGGAATTGACTACACGACAATCGTGCGTGCTAGTCGGGGGGCGAGGAACTGGAAAGACCACGGTTCTTCGCGGACTTTCCTACCTAGGCCAGTATGCATTGTCACAAAAGGTTGATGCGTCAGCCCAACAGGAACCACAGTTTATTGGGTTATACCACCGAATAAACACAAATCATGTAGCAGCTTTTACGGGCGCTGGGTGGTCAGCGGAGCAGTGGATACCAGCATTCGCACACTATACCAATCTTCTGCTATGCGAGCTTCTCCTGGAATTTGTTGACTGGTACGAAAATACATACGAATTAAAGGTCGATCTCGATCGTAATCTGTTAACGAGAGTATGCACATCTCTACATCTTGCGGCAATGGACAGTCATCGGGAACTGCATGATCGCATTATCGACTCTCGTCTAATTTTCGAGGCAGAGATAAACAATATCGCAGATCATCCTAAGATCGAACTGTCACTACAGCAAAGGCCGGTAGAACTCCTTTGTAATGCGGTTCTGGCATGTCAGCAGTCTCGTGGCAAGCATATCTTCTTCTTACTCGACGAGTATGAAAATCTGCTGCCATACCAACAACAAGTTTTGAATACCTACATCAAGCACACGACCGGGCAGTTCTTTTTCAAGATCGGGGTGAAAGAGCTAGGATGGGTGTGTAGAACCACGCTCCAGCCAAACGAGCAATTGGTTTCTCCTGCTGATTACGCATTGGTCAGAATTGGAGACAAAATGAACGGTGAGTCATTCTTGTCTTTCGCAACAGAAGTCTGCGAAACCAGATTGCGACAAGTGAAAATTGAAGGCAAACAAATCGACTCTCGACTTCGACATGCGTTACCATCGCTAAGTATCGAGGAAGAAGCTGATCTACTCGGAGTCGCGGAGCATGCCACCTCAATATTGCAAGCCGCTGAAAGTCAACTTTCAGCGAGTTCGCTCGCAACTTTGGAAAAGCTCTCGAACCTCGAGATCTTTTTCTTGAGCGAATGGTCAAAGAGCCATTCGCGAAATTTGCAGGATGAGGTTACCGAGCTGGAGTCGAATCCTGCCTCCTGGAGGCAACGGTTCGACAACTATAAGTACGCTGCTCTTTTTGCCATTCGGAAACGCAAGCGTGGAGTGGATAAGTACTATTGTGGGCTCGATGTGTATGCTCAACTGGCCTGCGGAAACATACGCTATATGCTTGAATTGGTCGATCACAGTCTTATGGCACATATCAGATCCGGCTCCGATTTACTATCTCCAATATCCCCTGAGGTTCAAACCAAGACCGCTCAAAGTGTTGGCGCAATGAATCTTTCAGAGTTAGAAGGGCTTTCTGTCAGCGGCGCGAAGCTAACAAAATTACTGCTCGCGCTAGGCCGGATTTTTCAGCAGTTTGCAGCTGAGCCATTTGGGCATGCGCCAGAGCTTAATCAGTTCCATCTGACGAGCATGACCGCAGAACTCGACGATTTGCTCAAGCAGGCGGTGATGCACCTAGCTCTCGTTCGGTTTCAAGGGACAAAGTTAGTGACTGAATCCGATACCATCGAGTTTGATTATACAATCCACCCGATCTTTGCCGCGTTATTCGAGTTCAGCCCTCGGCGGAAGCGCAAAATGGAAATCTCTTCCAGTGCGTTGCTTGCTTTGATCGAAAGTCCCAAGCAAACAATTAGTGGAATTCTTCGGGAGCACAAGCGTGCTACGTCTTCTGAACTTCCCCGGCAATTGACATTCTTTTCACAGTTTTACGGTAATGATGGATAGCACCGCCGCCCTAACGACAACATTTGAGTCCGTAGCTGACTTCTGTCCCGAGCCAGGCAGTGCGTATGTCGCTGGAGTATCGGTTGAGAAGCGAAGTAGACATGGTGAACAATGGGAGCATGGATGCCGCAATGTTCAGTTCTACCGTGTACTGCGGGAGGCTGCGGATGAGATTGAGTTTTCAGGAGCGGGTGGCGTCATTCAGTTGCGAAGCTTGTCACAGCTGACGGCGTTTTGGCAAGCGGTAGAGTCTAAGGTTCTATATCTCGATATTACCGGATTGCGGCACAGCACTTGGGCAGCGTTGCTTCGAGGTTTGAAGAATACGGACGGAAAAAGAGTACGAGTGGTTTATGTTGAGCCAGATGACTATCGAATGAATCCCCGGCCAACTCAGAATGTCATCTATGATCTCAGCGAAAAGATCGAAGGCATTCGTCCGCTCCCCGGTTTCGCCCGATTCCGGCGTGACCGTAATGCAGGTGTCTTTGCTCCGCTGCTTGGATTTGAAGGGACCCGCCTTCAATACTTGATAAATCAGCTTGAACCTTCTGGACAACTGATTTTTCCAATAGTTGGAGTTCCAGGATTTCGTGCCGAATTTCCATTCATTACTTACTGGGCAAATCGTACCGCATTGAGAGAGAGCCAGGCATGGAGAAAAGTAATCTTTGCTCCCGCAAGCTGTCCGTTTGCTACCTTAAATGTCATAAACCAATTGCGTTATGAGCACAAGAATCGGAGTATCGCGCTTGCACCTATAGGAACAAAGCCTCAATCGCTGGCAGCGGTCATCTCTGCATTGCAGTATCCTGAACAAGTCGAGATCGTATACGATCATCCGGTTCGGAAGGCAGAGCGAACAGAAGGAATCAAACGTCTCCATGTTTACGAAGTAACACAATTGGTATGCCACGGATGAAGGACCAATTTTTCACGCCGATGGAACTAGCAGCAGCAGCAATTAACGCTGTCAGGGTACGGAAAGTTGAGATTGTAGCTGATTTTGCCGCTGGTCATGGCGATCTGCTAGTCGCAGCACGTTCACGATGGCCAGATTGCTTCACTTTTGGCAATGATATAGATTTCGCATGTTTATCAAGGTTAGCGACAGATGAACGAATTTCAGCCTATTCAAGATGCGATTTTTTGAACGATCGTTCTACGAATGCCTCTAAAAGATTTAGAGAGTTGTTGGGGAAGTGCGATGTAGTTTTGCTGAATCCGCCTTTCAGTGGTCGCGGTGGCAGAGCTTTGTCAGTCAAGACCGAATCTGGCGAAGTCACCTGTAGTCGTGCCATGGCTTTCATTTTCACAGCAATCAAGTTTTTGCGGACCGGAGGAGAAATTGTCGCGATACTTCCCGCATCGTGTTTGAGTAGCCGGAAGGATGCCAAGATTCTCGAAGAGATTCGGAGATTTGCAAACTACTATGAAATCGGAAGATACTCGAATAATACGTTTCCTGACTGCTCGGCTTCCACTGTAGTTGTTCGATTCCGTCGACTCGCCAACAGTGTACAGACCACTCCCAATATTGATTGCCAACAAGTTCGTCGGCGTGGCGAAGATCATCTTTTCGTGAAAGTAGTTCGGGGGTGCATACCCGTTTACAGAGCCGAAAATGGTCTAGCCGGACGCAGGTTCCCTTTCATCCACAGCACTGATATCGTGGATAATGAAGTTAACCAGTATCAGCGCTCAGTGAAGATTGATACGCGAGCGGTTCGTGGTCCAGCAGTTTTGCTCACACGTGTTGGATCACCAGCAACGAAGAAATGTGCGATTTACGACTGCGCACAAACCATCGTATTGTCTGACTGTGTAATTGCGCTTGAGTGTGAAAATCTAGCAATGGCAGAGAAGGTCCGCGCTAGAATTTTAAGCAGATGGGACAGATTTTCATCACTCTACGGTGGTACCTGCGCACCCTATATTACCCTTGATGCACTCAAGTCGTTTTTGCTTTCAAATTCCATCATGCTCGTAGATTAGCGATCAGTCTTGCCGTCGCAAGACCTTTCTCGAAGCGCACGCTCGCGAGTTTGATTGCCACGCGGTTATGTGCGGCTTCGCTCAAATCGGGCCGGTATTTTTTCTTTTCCAAAAAATTCTTCCGGGCTGTGACCTAACGTGTCACAGCCATCGGGATGATAGCATTCGCGATTGGCAGTGGCTTGGCCTGGATGGAATCTCTCAGGACAGCGGTCATGGACTGGCGGATGGGATGCCCACGCTAGGAATTTGCACGGTGGAAACCGTAGGCCAGCCCCTGCCAATCGCACTTTTTGTGCGTCAGTCGTTTGGATCGCTTGACGTTTTATTCAATGAAGGATTGGTATGGCTAATTGATTTTCAAGGTTTGCAACATGACCGCAGTTCGAATTTCGCGCCTGTCGCGCCCCGGTGTTTTGGAATCGATCGATCCCGAGCGATTGTTCGCTCTGCTCCACCCCTATGCCGATTTCTTTGCGAATCGGTCTGTCCCGATCGAAGCCCCAGGCTCGATCGATTGCCAAGCGGTCATACGCGAGATAGCCAAAGCCGATCGAGAAACGCCAGCAGACTTGCTGGACGCGATCTCTTTGATTGACGAACTAGCCAACACGGTTGCTGTCGACCTGTTGCTCGACCGAGTTCCAGCCGAAACCCTTGGAATCGCTCCTGGAGGGAAGCATTCTTCGGCCGACATCGTCACGGCGGCGTGGCTATCGAATCGCGAGAAGCTGGTCCAGACCCATGCGTTGTCTCGGATCAAGCGAGTTCGCTCGTACGACTATTTTCAAGCGAGCCAGACCACCGCTCCGAAGTTCGTGACGCCCGCAGAGGAGACGCTTCAGCAACTGGAACGAGACATCGATTCCTGGCATGTGGAGCGATTCCGCGCTCAGGGAACGAAGGTTGAAGTCTTCGAGAATGACGAGGAGGTCGAATTCTCCATCATGCACGGAAGCCTCTTTCGACGCCAGACGGTTGTAGAAAATGGTCGGTTCGGATTTCAGTCGTTCTGGCCAGTGCAGAGCGCCTCAGCCATCTACAACCGTGAGTTTGGAGAGTTGCGGGTCAATGCCAAGACAGCGAGGGAAAAAGCCCTGTACTGCCGTCTCCTGGGTAAGCATATGTTCGGCAACGAGAATATGTTTCCAACTGGCGTGAAATACACGCTCGATCCTCTACGCGAGTTCGAGTTTGATGCACTGGTGCCTGGCGATATTGAGGGCGTCCGCGATGTTCGAATGATCGAGCTTTGGCTTGGTGACCCGGATGATCGTTACGGCGTCATAACTATTCGCAAGGGTAACGATTTACTTGATTGGGCGCAGGCGAAAAACAAGAATATTCGCATCGAGAGGCGTTTGATCTCCGCAACGTTCAAGATGGAGCTTGAGGGACGCAAGACCGAATTGGCGATCACAGTTCGTCCTCCTAATGTTGCCATCTACAGTCGTGGTCGAGTGTCGTCGACCATCGAAGCTTGGCTTACCCAGCGCGGATTCATCATCTCGAAGCAATTGCCGAGGAGGACTCGCCATGAGCCAGCCCTGGCAAGCACTTGAGCAGCTAAACGATGTGGCGACCTCCCATCTGAGCTGGCGGCTGTTGCTCGGCGATGCATTTGATTCGCACCGTGAACTCCTCGTGCCGATCAAAGACCTCGCTGCGGCGCTGCCTGTTCCAGGTCGTCCGTACGAGTGGCTGGAAATTGTCGAGGTCGAAGATGGTGTCTTCGAAGGCTACAACGAGAAGACCGAAGAGTATGTTCCGATCGATCGCCGCGAAATCGTTTGCTACGAGTTCAGCTTTGGCAAGCTCGCCGCAGAGCTGGCTTCGCTAGTTGGGTATGACATGGCATTCGAACGTCTCGGAGGCCCGATGTATCGATACAGGCTTGGTCACTACGGGAATCCCAATGGATCGGGGTTCTCGTTGTTCCTGGCGAAAGTCAGCGATCCACGCCGGCTTGATTGGTGCATCGATGCGTTCTTGGCAGAGTTTCAGCGACCATTCGTCTTGTTTCTCACTTCGAAACGGATGCTGAGTAGTCGCAACGAGAAGATGTTGGACTCGAGAGGAACTCTCGTGGTTCCGCTCGATCAATCGTTGTTGCTTAGCGATGATGGCGAGTGGTGCCTGTCTCCATGGGCGCGTCAGCAATTGGTTGCTTTCCGCGATCGACTGATGCCACCGGCGAAAACCGTGACTGGTCGATTCCCAACTCCAAGCGGTAGCCGCTGGAGCGATGTGGAGATGCGTTTCAGCGACACCGAGAAGATCAGCGTGGTCATCCGTGACCAGCGACAAGTGTTGACCTACTCTCAACTGGGGTTGGTTGATTCGCGAAGTGGTAAACCCAGCAAGCAGTGGGAGCTGCTTCTTAAGTTTGCTAGAGAACATGGCATGATGACCTGGCTCTCTCCTGACGCCTGCCGAAAGAATCGTAAGCAGCGAGAATTGCTTAACAAGTCGCTTCAACAGTTCTTTGACATCGAGGGCGAGCCAATCGAGCTTACCGACGATCGAAAGGGTTGGAGATGCGTTTTCAAACTGCATCCCGAGGACTGGGAGCACTCGTTCTCTTCAGCGAATCAACCAAATCGTCAACAAGACGAATGGTGAAATCGTCGCTGCGCCGGCTGCCATAATCAAAACTAAACAACCGCGAGTCGTTCTGTTGTACACGCGGTTGTAGGCGGCCTTGCGGGGATTGGTTAGCCATCCCCAGCCTCTTGGCGCTTTGAATCCCAGGCGATGGCGAATCGCTCTCTTTACGGACGTGCGCGCCGCGATTCTTTTCTTCAGCGATGGTTTGCGAAATCCGAACTTCACGCGGTGGCCTCCCCCTTCTCAACTGGGAATTTTGGGAATTTCCCAAAACCCTACTCCTGGGATTTTATCAAATTTCTCACTGCGTTTAGCCCGTAAATTCCAAGGTTTCCTGTGGCGACGAATGGGAATTTTCTTCTTTCCCAGGCCGTTTTGGGAATTTTCGCCAGTAGCGGACGACAGGTCTGATTCACATCAGGAAACAGCCCGCAAACGAGCGGGCGGGCCTCACAGGCTTTAACTCTCGGACCTGTCGCCTGTGGGGCCTCAACCAGGAGGTCCGTCCGTGTCAGACAACCATTCTATCAATCTCGCCGATGACAGTTTCGTTCGCAGTGTCATCAATCGTCAAGTTGGAAAGCTGATCGCCAAGTCCGACTTTACCCAGCAGGATCGTAGTGATCTGGTCCAGGAGGTCTACGTCCGTGCGACGAAGAGCCTTCGACTCTACGACCCATCGGTTGGCCATCTCTACCCGTACGTCTGCACCGTGGTGCAACGTCACCTGGCCAACGTGGTTCGCGATCGCTCGGTATCAAAGCGAGCGAACGCCGGTCGCGTCAGTCTCAGCAAGAGCGTCCGCGGTGATGACGGCGGTCAGGTCGAAATGTCCCAGACCTTACACCACCGAGATCAAGACCGACGGTTGGGACGTGAGCGTCGCCTTGGCGAGGAAGAGCTCAACGACCTTCGAATGGATTTGGCAACGTTCATATCGAAGCTACCGGAGAAATACCAAGACATTCTCCGTCGCCGTCAAAACCAGTCGATTACCGAAATTTCTCGCGATCTCGGCATCCCTCGCACCACGCTCAACGACTGGATGTTGCAGATCCGCAAGCTCTTTGAAGAAGCGGGATTTGACAGATATCTGGATTCGTAACCGTCAACTCACCCGGGTACCGGGTATTCCAACAGATAGAGAGAGCAAGTTTCAGCCAACACAAGTCACCAGCAGTAGAAGGACATCAGTTAATGAGCGCACCCACCATGAATATCGAACAAAGAGTCACCGTCTCGCTCGCTTTGCAGCGATACCTCCGAGCCGTCGAACGCTTCGAAGCCGCTTCCAACGAGTTCAACGATTCCTGTCAAACGATTCGTGAGGCACTTCCTCGTGAGAGCCGATTCGTCGCCAACATCTCGCACCAGCACTATCTGGTGACCAGCGATCGCGAAGGCAACTTCGAGGTCGAGTCAGTTGACACGGTTTGATTCGAAACCGGTCACCCATCCCTCTTCGACCTCCTCGCTGAAAGATCCGCAGGCGATGTCAACACGACCTTTACCCCATGAACCCGGTGATCGGAAGTGCCTGAAGTGCAACGAAATGTTTCGTTCCAAGAGTGCAGCTAACCGCATTTGCAAGAAGTGCTCGCAGATCAATGCGTCGCTGAAGGTGAGTGAAGCTCAGCTCGCTCGAGAACGAGGCGCGAAACGCCTCAATGGCAATTTGATCGAAGAACAAGACACCTACGAGATGAACTTCTCGTAAGCCGCAACAAAAACCAAGAAAACGCACCCAATTTCAGTTCGAAAGTCTTATGTCTCAAGCAACCCTAACCCCTGAAACGAGCGACAAGAGCGTACTGACCTACTCGGCACTCAACACGTTCCGCAATTGTCCTCGCAAATACAAACATCGTTACGTCGATAACCTGCGTCCACGGATGAAGGTTGAATCATTGTCGTTCGGTAGCGTCATCCACAGTGCCATCGAGATCTGGTATCGCTCGGTGGAAGATGCCAATCGCTTGTGGATCGTGCTGGATTTCATCGATCGCAGCTTTCCAGAGCGAGCGACCGATGAGAACCAACAAGCGAATTGGCACTTGGCTCGTGCCATCATGACTGGTTACGCCTCGCGCTACGCAACCGAAGACTTCACGATCATCGAGATCGAGAAGTCATTCACTGGGAACATTCGCAATCCAGACACGGGCCGCTGCAGCCAAACGTTTGTGATGGCGGGCAAAGCCGATGCGATCGTTCAGCGATCCGATGGCATGTATCTGCTCGAGCATAAGACCGCCGCTTCGATCGACTCCAACTATCTCGACAAGCTGTGGACCGATACGCAGATCGCACTGTACTGCTATTACCTGCGTGAACTGGGCTATCCGATCGTTGGCGTGATCTACAACGTGCTGCTCAAGAGCCGCCTCAAGCAAAGCAAAGGCGAAACGCAGGAAGAGTACGAAGCACGCCACGCGGAACTCGCCGCCAAGAACAAGAGTGGAAAGTCGACAGCCAAACGCCAGATGCCTGAAACCAACGAAGAGTTTCAAGGCCGGCTGGCAGCCTGGTACGCCAAGCCCGAAGCGTTCCATCGCGAGTTCATTTATCTCTCCGAAGACCGTCTTGCCATGCTGCAAGACGAGGTCTGGGAGATCACCCAGCAATACCTCGACGCGCGACGTCGCGGCAAATGGCTACTCAACACATCGAGCTGCTTCTCGTACCAGCGCCCGTGTGAGTATCTGCCTTACTGCCAATCCGGCTTCAATCCAAACGTGGTGGACAACCTCTACGAGATCACTCCACCGCATGAGGAACTCAATTCAATCGATTCTGACGCACCCGTTTTTTGAAAGGACTGACAACTAATGTCAATTGCATTACCAACCGAAGCATCCAAACCCGTGACCGAACTCGGCAAACAAACGATCCTGCTTTATGGCAGCCCCAAACTTGGGAAGAGCTCCTTCGCAAGCAAGGCACCTGGTTCGCTCTTCTTTGAGTGTGAACCTGGGCTCAATCACTTGGAGGTTTTCAAAGTGCCGACCTATTCGTGGGAGGCATTCCTCGAGGCTTGCAAGCTTGTGGCCAAGGGAGATCACAACTTCAAAACGATTGTGATCGACACCGTCGACAACGCTTTCAAGATGTGCTCGGACTATGTCTGTGCCAAGCATGGTATCGAGTACGAAGGTGACATGGGCCACGGCAAAGGCTGGGCTCTGGTCAAGAACGAATGGCATCGCGTGCTGACTCGATTGGCGAGCTTGCCCTACGGCTTGATCCTCATTTCGCATGCAGTCGACAAGACGATCGAAACGCGAACCGGCGAGTACACCAAGACGCAGCCAAGCCTTCCCGATCGTGCTCGCAACGTCGTCTTGGGTCTGGTTGACATCATCCTCTATGGCGATTCAATCGCCAAGAAAGATGCCGCTGGCAACGTCACCATTGAACGCGTTGTGCGCACCAAACCGCATCCAACCTACGAGGCCGGCGATCGCACCGGTCGTCTGCCTGAGCTGCTCCCTCTCGATTACGAGCAGTTCATGAAAGCTTTCAATTCTCCCGCTCGCAGCTCGGAAACCGGCACCAGCAGCGCAGCGAAGAGCTCCACGCCGGCAAGCACCCCTTCAGGAAAGGCTAAATAATCATGAGTGATTACGAATCATTCGAACCTATCGATTCGCAAGTCGACCTCACCTCGTTTGATGACGAGTTCGAGACGGCAGACGCGCCGAGCTACGACGAGGTCCCCGATGGCAAGTACCAAGTGAAGATCCAGACCGCGAAGCTTGAATCGAGTCAGAAAGGTGACCCGATGATCAAGTTCGATCTGGTGGTCATCTCTGGTTCGCAGGCTGGTCGGCACATCTTCAAGAACTCGGTGATCACCCAAGCGTCGTTGCCTTATGTCAAAGGCGATCTCAAGACGCTTGGGTTGGAACTGGCCAAGTTCAGCGAACTGGCAGGTCGGCTCGACGAGTTGCTCGACAAGACGCTCGAAGTCACCAAGCGTACGCGAGGCGAGTACACGAACGTGTATTTCAATCGTCGGCTGAATATCGCCGCCGCGCCGAGTGGTGGATTGGCGGACGAGGATCTTCCGTTCTAGGTCGCTGGTTGCTTGACCGGCGTTAGTCGTCCCCTGTGAACGGGTGCGGCCGAGGCGGGATGGCGTGACTTGGAAGCAGTTCCTTGCGATGTGGTTCTTTTGCCGGGTCCACACCGCGCTTCCTTTTCCAGACTCCCCGTGCCTGCCTCGGCTCTTTCTATTTCCTTCGGAGAAGCATTGTGCGAGTCAACTTAAAGGATTGGGTTTCCAAACAGCAAGGAAAGCATGTTTGCCAATGTGGTTGTGGCCAATTAATTCACATTATCAAAGATCATCACGCACGAGGAATACCTCAGTATGTCAAGGGTCACTCGGCGCGTGTCATCAATGGCATGAAAGGTCGATTCGCAGAATCGAATCCGCACTTCAAAGGAGGTAGACGGATCGATCAGCACGGCTATGTGGTGGTTCTCAACCCAAACAGAACATGTCATCGCGATCGTTACATCTATGAACATCGACTCGTCATGCAAGAGCATCTGGGGCGTCAACTGGGACGAGAAGAACAGATACATCATCTAAACAAGATCAAGACTGACAATCGAATTGAAAACCTCGAAGTTCTAGATATTGCAGAGCATGCACGTCTACACGACGCAGAGCTACGCGATGTGGTCGGTGAAGAAACTTATCTGCGAGCAAAGCGGTGTATTCACAAGGGTATCTCGTATCGGGAGATGATCGCATGTTCGTAATTGCAATTGATACTCGGGAGCAAGAAAAGTACTCCTTTGATTGCGAAACTGTATGTAAGAAGCTTGATGCCGGTGATTACTCGGTGGTTGGCTTCGAACAGCGAGTGGCTGTTGAGCGCAAGAGCCTGCGTGATTTCGTCGGCACCGTCATTCACGATTTTGATCGCTTCGCTCGCGAGCTTCAAAAGCTTTCGGCGATGGAAGCGGCGTGCATCGTGGTCGAAGCTGATCTAACTGCTGTGCTTTGCGGCCAACATGCTGAAGCACTTCGGGCAGTCGCTCCACAATCATTGCTTGGTGCGTCCACATACATTGGCGTCAAGTATCGGGTGCCTGTCTATTGGTGCGGATCGCGGCCAGGGGCCGTTCGATTCACCGATGCCTATCTACGATCGTTCATTCGTGTGATCTCCAACGCAGGAGATCTACACCATGAGTAATCGTATCAGTGGCACGGTCGATCGAGTTTTCTTCACCAGCGCCAAGTTCTCCGCCGGCGCACTTGTTCGCGACGACGGCGATCGTGTGCGTTTTCGTGGGCCATTCTGCGTGAGCGAGGGCGAGTTGGTCACGCTCACGGGACAGTGGAAAAGCGATCCCAAGTATGGACCGCAGTTCGATGCGAAGAGCGTGAGCTACGACCTGCCGGAAACGCCTGAAGGATTGGTGCAATACCTCGCCAAGCATCCGGCGTTTACTGGCATCGGCGAAACCACGGCGCGAAAGATCGTCTCCTACGTCGCCAGCGCGGAGCATCTCGATCGAGTGATCCGCCAGGACATCGAGGAACTACATCGAGCTCTGCGGATTCCCAAACGAACTCTGAATTCTTTGCGTGAAGCGTGGATCGCCAACAGTGACGAGAACGAAGTCCGAACGTATTTGGCCGGCTTCGGGCTTTCTCATCACCAGATGGAAACATTGCTTGAAGAATTTGGACCCTCGGTGGTTGGCGTTCTGCGGGCAAATCCGTACCTCATCATCCGCTACATCAAGGGCTACGGTTTCAAGCGGGTCGACAAGATCGCGCGTTCGATGGGCATTCCCAAAGAGCACCCGGGCCGACTTGAAGCCGCACTGTGTTATCTGGTTCGCGAAGAGGCGTCCGATGGTCATACATGGATCGCGCACGATGAGCTGATTCGCAAGGCGTTCGATCTGCTGTTGCTTGATTCGCTCGATAGTGGCTCGATTATCGAGGCTGCCTATCAAAGGGTCGTAGACCAAGGGCAGTTGGTCGTTGATAGCGATGCAGTCGCACTGCCGCACTATGCAGATGCCGAGCGATACATCTTTGAATGCTTCCAAGAGCACGGGATTCTCAAGAGCCCCTTGGGGATTGAGCCTGGCAACACCGTCGGCCTTAAGCGAGCTCAGTTCGCTGCGTATGAAGCGGCGCTGAATCACGCGATTGTGGTGATCTCCGGAGGAGCAGGCACCGGCAAGACCCACACCCTGGCGAGATTGGCCCAGACGTTCGACGAATCTGGCTTGAAGGTCGCCCTTTGTTCGCCAACCGGGAAAGCAGCAAAGCGAATCGAGGAGTCGTTAGCGTCACAGGGCGTGAAGCTGTCCGCGAAAACCATTCACCGACTGCTCGAATCGAATGGTGTCGCGTTTCAGCGTGAAAGTCTATCCGCGCCATCGCTAGACCGTGAAGGCAAGGTCCGCGACCCTGCCTATGACATCGTTATCGTCGATGAAGTATCGATGGTCGATGCACCGCTCATGGAAGAGCTGCTACGTCGCATCGATTTCGATAAAACTCGATTGATCCTCGTCGGCGATCATAACCAGCTTCCGCCCGTCGGCGCTGGTAACGTCCTTCGTGATTGCATTGAACACAAGCTCGTTCCAACGTTCATTCTGGATGAAGTTGTTCGCCAGGCTGGAGTGCTCAAGACCAACAGTACGGCGATTCTTTCGCAGCGTCTGATGCCAACGGTTGTAGGAGATCCAGCTTGGAGCGTCATCGACTCTCTTCAAGATCCAACGCAGATTCAGGTCTACCTTCGCGATCTCGTATTGAATCGCATTCCTGATCGGCTTGGTCTCGACCCTGTGAATGACGTTCAGATCATAACGCCAATGCACCTGGGCCAACTCGGCACTAAGGCCATCAACGAGATGATGCAGTATCTGCTACACGGCGCGGTGGATCGCAAGTTTGCAGTCGGCGACAAGGTCATTCAGACAACCAACGACTACGGCTTGGGAATCATGAACGGCACCATCGGTGTCATTTCCGAAGTCGAGACCACTGGCGGGATCAGTTACATCGTCGATTTCGATGGCGATGGACACAGGCATATTCACGATGAACAGATACTGAATCTCCAGCTCGCTTATGCGCTCACGGCCCACAAAGCTCAGGGGAGCGAGTTTCCCTGCGTGGTTGTCCTTTGCCACAAATCCCATTTCTTTGCGGATCGTAACTGGCTCTATACCGCGGTTACTCGCGCCTCGAAGTATTGCATCGTGGTCGGCGATCGCTGGGGGCTTCGTAGTGCACTGAAAAAGAACCGCGTCAATCTACGCCGAACGTTCTTGGATCGCTGGGCGAAAGCGGATCTCACGTCGTGGGAGGTCGAACATTGAGTTCTGCTCCTCAACCACCACTTGAAGCCATCCATCAAAACTGTCCGAGTTGCATTCGCGATCGCAATCAGTGGGTTGCCTGGAAATACGTCGAGCGTGGAGGCAAGCCGACCAAAGCTCCCATCAATCCACACAATGGGTCGCTGGCGTCATCGACTGACGCCTCTACCTGGGGAACCTTTGCTGAGGCGATTGAAGCTTGCCGGCGCAATAATGCGTTAGCTGGCGTTGGCTTCGTTTTCACCGCCGATGACCCGTACTGCGGTGTGGATCTCGATGACTCGGTCGACGAATCAACGAGGCAGTTGAAACCTTGGGCTCAGCAGATCGTTGATCGCCTAGACAGCTACACCGAGATCAGTCCTTCAGGCTCGGGACTGAAGGTCTTCATCAAGGCCAACAAGCCAGGCTCGCGTTGTCGAAAGGCCTACGAAGATGGCGAAGTGGAGATCTACGATCGCGACCGCTTCTTCACCGTTACCGGCAGTCGCTTACCGACCATTCCGAGTGAAATCAACCTTCGACAGGAATCGCTCGATCTCGTTTACGCACAAGTGTTCGGAAATGATGATCCAGGCACTAATGCAGTTCCAACTGCCAGTCGAGGTCCGCAGCCAAGCGATAGCGGTTTCGTTTCGCTGAGTGACGACGAGATCATTGATCTCGCATGCAAGAAGCCTCGAACAGGCGATAAGTTTCGATCGCTTTGGGAGGGTCATTGGAACGACCACTACAACTCGGCCAGCGAAGCTGATTCGTCGGTCGTTTTTTCGCTTGCGTATTACACCAAGGATGCACAGCAGATCGACCGCATCTTTCGGCGTTCGCAGTTGATGCGAGATAAGTGGGATCAACTGCATGGCGGTGAAACGTACGGCGCAATCACGATTGCAAAAGCGCTCAGCAAGGTCACCAAGCAATACACACCCAAGGCAAAGCGGACGCCCTCTCGCCGGCCGCAGCAACCGCAACCAGCCAACTCAGGCTTGCCGTCAATCATCATTGACGATCGGCAACTCAGCGATCTCACCTCGCAAGCTCTTGCCGCTGTCAAACGTGCAAACACTCCTCCGTCTACATTCGTGCGTTCTGGATGTCTAGTTCGCGTTGTTCATGACGAACAAAACATACCCAAGATCGAACCACTTGATGTTGCGCGCGTTCGGTGTCGTCTCACTGAGGTCGCCAACTTTTTCACGTTGCGCAAGTCGGATGGTGGCTACATCCAAGTGGGCACCAATCCGCCGAAGACGCTCGCCGAGAATATCCTGGCTCAAGAGGATTGGGAGCTGCCACCTTTAGCTGGCGTGGTTCGCGCTCCTATCCTTCGAGGCGATGGCACGATCTGTACGACGCCTGGTTACGATCCTACATCAAGGTTGATGTATTGTCCTGATCCGTCGCTAAATCTGAGACCCGTCCCCGAGTATCCCTGCGGAGAAGAGGTCCGCGCGTGCGTGGATATTCTTCTTCAGGTCATCGACGAATTCCCATTTGTCGATGATGCGAGTCGCGCCAACGCACTGGCGATCTTGTTCTCAATTCTTATGCGTCCAGTCATTAAGGGGCATGTGCCACTCGCGATCGTGGACGCACCTATGCAAGGGACGGGTAAGTCGTTGCTGATCACCGCACTCGCGAAGATCGCTGTCGGCAACGTTTCATCCGAGTCAATTCCCACCAAACAGAATGAGGACGAGTGGCGGAAGAAAATCACATCGATCTTGATGACCTCCGCTTCGTTTGTTCTGCTCGACAACATCCCCGACAACACCACGATCGATTCTCCGATGTTGGCTGCAACGCTGACATCGCGTGAGATATCCGATCGCCTGCTCGGTGGTAATCGGATCGTAACGCTTCTGTCGCGGGTTGTGTGGGCAGCCAGCGGGAATAACCTTCGCGTTACTGGTGACCTACCACGACGCAGCTACAGCATTCGCCTCGATGCTAATGCGGAACGGCCATGGGAACGCACTGGCTTTCGCATTCGCGACCTTGAGCAGCACATCGATGAGCACCGTGGCAATCTGCTCGCTGCAGCGCTGACGATCATCAGAGCCTGGTACACCAATGGAAAACCTACGATCCCTATTCCATCGCTCGGCAGCTTCCAAGAGTGGGCGGACACGATCGGTAGCGTTCTAGCGTTCGCCGGCATCCCTGGCTTCCTAACCAACCTTGAGCAGACGCAAGTCGTGCAAGACGAGTCGGCTCAGGAGTGGACGGCATTCTTCGATGCCTGGTGGGAGAGATTTGGAGACCGATTGCAAACGGCAGACGACATCTGTCGCGTTGTCGTTCCACCTAAAGACTCGCCGGTCGAGTACATCGACGATCCGCTTGTGAGGGCTCTCCCAGAGCCTCTGTCGGCGAATCGAGACCGTGGCGAAGGTTCGTTCAAGCGATCGCTGGGACGTCATCTATCCAAGCTCCGTGGGCGGGTCTTCAACGGCCGCAAACTGAAAGACGCAGGCGTCAACGCGAAGACCCATGTGCGACTTTGGCAGCTGGTCAACATGAGCGCACCACCAACGACTCTTTTCGACATGGAGGGTGGCGATGATTCTGCAAACGTTTAGCGGCGAGGTTAGCGAGGTTAGCGAGGACATTTTTCAGGTCCGCAATCGTCGTGATGTATTGAATTACGCCACTTGGAGCGGTGCGCTCAGTGTGTTTGATGTTTGCAATTTATCTGCGCGCAAGTGCGGTTCGAGCACCTTCCGTGAGCCTCGTAATCTATTCGAAATCCGTTCTAAGTCCTGTGTTTACCCATGCTTAGATGTGTTTTGCCGATGGTTGCCATTGGCGAGGTTAGCGAGGTTAAGCGAGGTTATGGTTTTGGGCATAACCTCGCCCTGCAAACCCCTGAAAACATTGGTGTTTTTATCAAAAGCGAGGTTAGCGAGGTTATTTCCTCCTATGCTCACATGTACGCACGCGTGCGTGCGCATGCGCGTGATAAAAAATCACGCATATAGAAACGGGCTGAAAATAACCTCGCCTAACCTCGCTAACCTCGCCAGCGGGTTTTCACTCGGCGCTCGGACTTGGGAGACCAAGTCAATCTTTCCATCGCACTCGCGATCTCTGGTTTCCGTTTCCACTCTTCCAAGGAGAACTCGTTTGAAGCTGACAAGCTTGAATCATCCCGGTCCATACCCTGATGCTCCCAACAACCAGTACTGTTCGGAATGCAAGTACTTCGCTCCCGACCCGTTCGTCGATCGCGCACTGCTGGTGCCAGAAGATCTCATTGCAGGAGAGTGCCGCAGATTCCCACCCATCGCATCGATCAAGCCAGAAGTGGCTGAGTCGAATGATCTTCAGCGATCTTTCCCCATCGTGATTTCAAACGACTGGTGCGGTGAATTCGTTTCTAGGATCGCAACGTTCGCGTCGTTACGCGACATCGCGGCAGATTCGCCTCACACGCCCACTCAGCACGATGACGCGTCAGTGCGCCAATGCGGGCCCCACGGCGCGTCTGCCAGAGTGGCACTCAGTCGCAAGTTGCGACGAAATCGCGAGCCCCCAACGGATGGGTCCTCCCCAGAAATTTGACGCGCCATTGGGCTGCGGGAACAGCCGCGCTAGATAGCTCAGTTTGTTTTTGTCCGGATTTTACTTTGAAAGGAGTTTCGATGAATGAATTTAACAGCTCAATGGAAGCTTGCCCTGAGCGATGCTTTGGCGAGTGCGAGAACGAAAGCAGCGCAATCTCGGAGAAGGAACGATCCCTGGAGGCAAACGCTTCTCTGTCTATGCACAGCGCAGCGAATACGTTCTCAGCGTCATTTGAAATGCAAGTGTTCGAGCAAGTCAAACAGCTCGAAATGTTTGACTTGGAAGGAAGCTCTGATCAAGGCAAGAGTAGACCAGCGGACGAGGGTTCTGAGTGCGCTCAACAGAGGGACCTGGGAATACGCGCTGAGCATCAGAGTATCGGGGATTCGACTCAGGGACATTTAGATTGGGGCCGGATTGTACTTCGGCCATCACAGCTCAAGCGGCTGATCAACGATGCAGGCCTCGGCAATGTTCTTAACGAACGGCAGTTGCTTCGGTATCGCAAAGAAACGCCCCAGATCGAATCTGAAAATGGTGGAATCCATTTTATTCGCTTTGTTGCTGCGCTATGTCGACGGCGAACCAAAGGGGCGCTTGCATCACATCCGTCGAAGCTCTCACTCCCCGACCTATTTGCGCTCCTGGAGGAACAGAACTATCGCTGCGCATTAACGGGCGACGTGCTAAGTCCTGATGATGTTGCGATTGATCACATCGTCCCAATCTCGAGTGGTGGAGACTTCAGCATTGAAAACTCGCAATTAGTTTCAAAAGCAGCCAATCGGGCAAAACACACGTTGTCACAAGACGAATTCATTTTGCTCTGCAAGCAGGTTGCAGACAACCAACGAGCGACACCCACGAACGAGCACTAACCAGTGCTTTTGCTAGCCGATTTACCAAGTTCATCAATAAAACCCCAAAGGATTGCATTATGACAACCACAGCCTTGCAGATTGAAATGTGGACGCTTGATCGCGTTCGACCTTATGAAAACAACCCTCGCAACAACGATAAAGCCGTTGACGCAGTCGCAGCATCGATCAAGGAGTTTGGTTTCTCACAACCGATTGTTGTCGATAACGACAGCGTCATCATCGTCGGCCATACGCGATTGAAGGCCGCACAAAAACTCGGCCTCGAGCGAGTGCCGGTCGTTGTCGCGACGCACCTCACACCAGAGCAGGTGCGTGCTTATCGCATCGCCGACAACAAGACCGCTGAGATCGCGGAATGGAATTACGATCTGTTGCCGATCGAGTTGTCGGCGTTGCAGGAAGCGAACTACGATCTAGGGCTCCTCGGATTCAATGCTGAAGAGCTTGCGAAGCTGATGGATACCGGCGTCAACGAAGGCTTGACCGATCCGGACGAGATCCCTGAGCCGCCAGACGAAGCTGTCACTCAACCCGGCGATCTTTGGATCCTCGGTAACCATCGATTGCTTTGTGGCAACTCCTCATCGCCGGCAGACCTGGATCGTTTGCTGGCCGGCGCTGCCATCCACCTCGTCAATACAGATCCGCCTTACAACGTGAAGGTTGAACCGCGATCGAACAACGCAATCGCCGCCGGCCTGTCGTCGTTCACGAACGATGGAGCTGCATCGAGACTCAAAGGTGGTCAAGGAAACGCTGCTTCATTCGGTGTCGATCATGAGACTGGCAAACCGAAGCACGCGGCGACGCACAAAAAGCTTCGTGCGAAAGATCGTCCATTAGCAAATGACTTCGTTAGCGACGAGGCTTTTGATCAGTTGCTTGACGATTGGTTCGGAAACATTGCACGCGTCTTGCTACCAGGTCGCTGTTTCTACATCTGGGGCGGTTACGCAAACTGCGGTAACTATCCACCAGTGCTTAAGAAGCATGGGTTGTACTTCTCGCAATCCATCATCTGGGACAAACAGCATCCAGTACTCACGCGAAAAGATTTCATGGGGGCACATGAATGGGCGTTCTACGGCTGGAAAGAAGGAGCCGGGCATAAGTACTACGGGCCCAAGAATGCGACGGACCTATGGCAGGTCAAGAAGGTTAATCCACAGTCGATGATCCACTTGACGGAGAAGCCCGTTGAGTTAGCGATCCGCGCGATGCAGTACTCATCGGTCCAAGGTGAAAACGTGCTCGATCTTTTCGGAGGTAGCGGCTCAACGCTAATCGGCGCTGAACAGTCTGGACGCAACGCATTCCTGATGGAGCTTGATTCGTTGTACTCAGACGTTATCTGCCAGCGCTACTTTAAGTTCACTGGGACTGAACCTGTGCGTGAAAGGGATGGTGCAACGTGGACATCGCTCAAACCGGTTTGAAACGTTGTAGGTTCTGTCGAAGGGAACTACCGATTACTCGGTTCCATCGATCGGGCACCAACAAACTAGCATCGAGGTGCAAGGACTGCCACGGCGTTGCCATACGGCAATGCAAGTTTTGCAATCGCCTTTTTGTTGGGAAGTCAGGCCGGAAAGCGTGCTCGGAGTTGTGTGGTCAACTACTTCGTGCACCAACATTCCTTGTTTGCAAGAACTGCGGACAACTTTTCGGGCCTGCTGACCACTTGAAACGAAAGTTCTGTTCGAAGAATTGCAAGTATGCAGCGGCATCTACTGGAAGAATGACGATTCGCAAAACCACCGCTAAAGCAAGACGGGCGCAAGGTCTACTTCGTTATCACGTTCAGACCGGAAAGATAGCTCGCCCCACCGAATGTGAAGAATGCGGTGGATCGGATCGGCAAATTGAAGGTGCCCACTATGACTATGACAGACCGCTCGATGTCCGATGGCTGTGTGTCCCATGTCACCGGAGATGGGACAAGAAAGAGCCAAAGAACGCAACTTACATTGTGCAATCAGTGCGAAAACCATCTAGCGATAGAAAGTAGTGGGACAATTCATTACGTCAAAGCTTATGACTATGCCAAGCGTCTTCCTCGAAAACGTAAACATACTCGGTGCCGCAGTTCCTCGCGAACTCGTGGAGAGCTGCACGCGTCGGCATGACAACGGTGCGATTACCGTCGGTGAATCGTTCGGGCGTTCCGTCGTTAGCGAGCGAGCGAATATCGCCGCCTGCGACCAGCGTTCGTGCCGACTCGATCGATGTGTAATGTTCTTTGAGGACTCTGCCGGCGTGGTCTTGGTAGCCATCGAAGTGAAGGTAGATCGCTGCGTAGCGACCGTCTTCTTGCTTGCAGGCAATCGTTGCTCTTGTGGACATAGGTTGGCTTCCTTACTTCGATGGTTCGTGGTGGTTGGGTGCGACGATGGCGACACAATCGTCGGGCATCGTCAGCATGAGGGAGCGGCCGTTGTCCCAATCGACATCGACCTGCGTCCAGTCGCGGTGTTCGTGGACTTCAACGACGGTCCCCAGCGATCCAACGGGGATTGGATCTGGATCTTGCGGCATCGATACCAAACGGATGCGATCGCCTTTCTTCAATCGTGTCTGCATAGTCATGGGTTCCTTGTTTCATTTGGTGGTTGCGTTGAGTTTGTCGAGCAGTTCGCCGGCTTGAGCCAAGCGTGCGTTGACCTGGGCCATCGTGTGAACGTTCCGCCAACGCAGTGCTGGGTCGTCTGGTGGTTGCAAGGCGTCGAGCGATTGACGCAGTCGATCGAGGTAGTCGCGTGCTACGAGGTGCAGGTTCTCGTAGGGAGCTGCTGGCTCAAGAGTTGGTTTGGCCATGATTGGTTCCTAGTTGTTGGAGAAACGAAAGACGATCCTCAACAGTCAGCCAGCGAATCGCAAAAACATCAAGCCAACATGCGAGCATGTTTTGCGAATTTCTTCCAAACATGTGGCTGCGCCGGCGAACCGCGATTTCGCGACGTGTCGCGTTGTATTGCGCGCTGGGCTTATGTTCGCATCAACGAGACAACGCCCACACGGTGTAAACGTGGGGCGATTGGTGGGAAGCGTTCCGTGCTTCGGGCTTGTCTACAAGTCGTGCGGCACCAGGATGGCAGCGCCGTGGCCGGAGACTGCGATCGAGTCTCCGCTGGTGGTTCGGGCGAACAGCGTCGGGCCCTGGCGGATCACATCCACCACGCTGCCTACGTCGAGCTTGCGATTGTTAATCGTTCGAAGGTCGTAGGTGATGCCTGGCTCTGGCGTTGCGATCTCGCCTTCGGCCAGGTCATCCACCGTTCGCAAATCGTAAAAGTGTTTCACCGGTTCGTTCCCCTAGCCTCGAGCGGTGAAACGTCCGCGTTCGGTCTTCACGAACTTGCTGTCATCGCCCTTGGCCAGGTCGCGGAGGATCGCGCTGTACAAGGTCGCGTGGGGAGTCTTGCCACCGGGGCTGGTCCAATAGCCCTTGGCTTCCATCGCCGTGATCAACTCTTGTGCGTTCATCGGTTCGCTCGATTCCCTGAGAACCTTCAAGGCCGCAGCGACGCAGCTCAATCGCTTCTCGCCGGCGTCGGCGGTCTCGTTGGATGCCGCCTTTGCCTTACGTGGCTTCTTGAGAACCGCAACCGCTGTGGACGATTCGCCTCCGATTGTTTCGACGGTCACCGGTTCGTTCTCGACAACGGTTACGTTGCCTTCGGTGGTGACCTTCGCGCGTCCGCGTTTCGCACCCACTTCGCCCTGCAGGCGTTGGGCGCTCTTGATAAGAATCTTCTTACCTGTCGCGAGGTTAGTTGCGTCCCAACCGCCCCGAGGCTTTTCGGCATCGATCCGAATCTCGCAGCGATTGCCAGAAACGTTCGCATAGTACTTGCCACCGATCTTTACTTCTGCCTTCTTCATCTTGGTATCTCCAAATCTATGTTCGTGGTTGGCTGCCATCGTCAGGCCGATCGAACCACCGATCGACTACGCGCGTCCGTGCTGCGTTTCGGCTTATTGACCAAAGACCAAGTCCGACAATCCCTCGCAGAGAAAGTCGACTATCACCTGCACCTCTGTATTGACCGCTGGCACATCCAACCCGCGATCGAAGTTGAACATCACTTTGCGGTCGGCCAGGCGTTGAACCCAAAGCTTCGAAATCTTGCTTTGGTTCAATTCGTACGATTCGTGTTCTGCGTGTTCGGCGAAGACCAAAGCATCGAATCGGTATTCGTCGTTGATCTTGCCTTGCACCCAAGACCCGCCAGCACCGCGGTTGCGATTGCTGATCTTGGTGATCGTCAGGTCGAGGTCGTGTTGGGTCATCTACTGGTCTCCGTTGTTTGGTTGGTGAATCGTTTTCGCGTTAACACACATGAGCCATGCGGTTTGAACCGCATCAAGCCGGATTCAAAAGGAATTCGAAATCTTTTCTTCGGTGCATACCTGCGTGCGGAAATGCTGGGCGAGCTTGGCGGCTGTGGCTTGCACATCAGCCAACTCGTCGAAGAACCGTTTCATGGTCGTTGGGTCTGCAGCGGCAAGGATCGGCATCTCTTCGATCGCTGCGTACAGGTCGCTGATCGTCTCGAGCGCTCGTCGGTGCGCTCCGAGGAATTGGGCCGAGGTCAGGCGTGGTCGGTTGGTCATGGTTGGCATCGTGTTGATCTCCGTTTGTTCGTGTTTGATATGTCGTATGCGATGACACACATGAGCCATGCGGTTCAAACCGCATCAAGCCGAAGGGGGAAAGATTCTGAAGGTTTTCCAGAACCTTTCTCCCGGCGCATCGGCGTGTTGCGGTCAGCTATCGCGACATGTTTCCCAAGCTCGCTTGCTGCCGTAGCAGATCTGGCCACCTTCGACGATGTAGACCGTGTGGTCGTCGGCGACGTCTTGGTCATCGTCGTCGGCGTCCGCATCCTCATCGTCCGCTTCGTTCATGTCGCGTCCGCTGGTCACGCCGCAGATGCGGTTCTCGAAAGGCCAGTTCTGCTGGGTCATCAGCCGCACTTCGGCGTCGCCTCCGAACTCTTCGCGGTAGTCGTTGAGGATTTCGATCAGGGTGTCGAGATTCATGTTTGGTTCTCCGTTTGGGTGAATGAAAATTGGTTATGCGATAACACACATGAGCCATGCGGTTCGGATAACCTCAAGCCGTCCTTTCAATGTTTTCAGCAGGTTTTTTCAGCATTCTTTGGAAGGCAAACATTCGTCGATCGCTTCGGGCAACATGCTGCCGGAAAGGACGTCGATAGCTTCTTCAAACATGCGGAGTTCTGCTTCCAGGGCGCGGGCCGAACCTCCGCTCGCTACCGCGAACGCGCCGGCCAAGTTGTCAGCCAGTCGTTTCAACCTTGTGACCACTTCGCGGTAGTCCTCACAGAGGTCCAGCGCAGTTGCGCGCGGCATTTGTTTGAAGGCGGTTCTGATAGCAGTGTGCCTGGCGTTAGTTCGGGCCATCGGTTTGTTCTCCTCTTGCGTGGTGAAGGCGGTTGGTCGCTGGGCGATGACACACATGAGCCATGCGGTTCAACCGGCAGCAAGCCGCTTTCAGCAGCTTTTTCCCATGTTCTTCCATGTTTCTCGGGATGCCTTACGGGCACCGACGTTGGCCCGTGTTGCGATGTTTCGAATGTTGGGTACTTGGTCGAAGGTGCTAAGAAGAACGCGACAGTGGGCGAGTGTCGCGACCAAGCGGAAGAACGCCGCGATTCCGTTCGCGGCGTCCGTGGCATTCCGCTGGTCTGTGGTTTAGAGGATCTTTCCGAGGCGGCTGTTCTTCATTGCGTCCAGGGCTTGGACCGCGTTGAAGTGTTCGGTGAGAAGCGGGCCGGCGCTGGGTGTTTGTTGCGCGTCGGCGATCTCGAGGGTTTCTGCCAAGGTCATCAAACCCTCGATTGCCTTGTAGTAGGCTTCGCGGATCTCTTGGGCTTGGTGGGCGTCCATCGTTTTGAAGATCTGGCGAAGGGTTGCGTCCGTAGCTGCGTGTGGGTTGTTTGCGTTGGTCATGTTTGTGTCTCCGTTTCGGAAAAAGGTTTGAATCGTTTACGCGATGACACACATGAGCCATGCGGTTTCGATAACCTCAAGCCGAGCATGCGAGAATTCGGGAAAGATTCTGCAGCTTTCTTTTCCGCGTGTTGGCTGCCGCGGAAGTTCGCGTATTGGGAGGACGAGTATGTTGGCCCTCTATTAACTATCTATGCAAAAGAGGTGGAACGAGGTCCCAAAGAATCTCGCGAGAACTTCGCCGGCAGCTCGTGGCCGCCGGCGAATTCGCGTCGTTCGCTAGTCCTTCTTCAAAAAGAATTCGAGCATGGTTCGTTGTTGGTAGAGGAACTCGAGTTGGGCCTTCGCCTCGCGCGCGTTTCGCAGATCGCTTTCAGCGAAATCCACCCAGCTCATACTGCAGGGTTGGTTGGCCATCATGGCTTCCATGTCCTTGACCGCTCGTTCGGCCCTCCGAAGGATCGTTTGGGCATGCTCGTTGAGGCGGCGTTGTGCGTCGGGGATCATCCATCCGAGGCGTCGCAGTTCGTCCTTGATCGCTTGTTCGGCGCTGGTGGTGGTTGTGTCGTTCATCTGTGCTTCTCCGTTTCGGAAAGGGAATGGAATCGTTTACGTGATGACACACATGAGCCATGCGGTTCGAATAACCTCAAGCCGATTCCAGCAGCTTTTCTGAATGTTTTTGCATGTTCCTGGGAACGCCCCACGGTTCGCAACGTTCGCCCGTGTCGCGTCGTTCTGGATGTCGGTTACTTGGTCGAAGATGCTCGTAAGAACGCGACAGTGCGCAACTGTCGCGACCAAACGAAAGAACGCCGCGATTCCGTTCGCGGCGTTCTATGTGGTTGTGGTTTAGGCCGCGCGGTCGTATTTGCGGGCGAGCTCAAGGAGTTTGGTCTTGATCTTTTTCCATTCCGGTTTGGTTTCGCTGGCGATCTCTCCGTAGACCTTGTCGCGAAGAGCACCCTTGTACCAACCCTTGGTCCATCCGAGTCGGTAGAACAATCGGTTGATTTCGGTTTCGCCCAGGCCGGCCCCGGGGCGGTCCCAACAACTCTTGGTGCCTTCCTTCTTGATGTAGTCCCATTCGCTGCAGCGTTTGGTATTGAGGGCGAGTTCAACCAAACCCAAAACCATCATCAGGTATCCGACCACCTTGGTCTTGTTGAGCGTTCCGCCGAAGGCCCGAAATTCGATTCGGTTCTTGCCGCGGGTCAGGTGGGTGAGGTTCAGCAGGTGGTAGCGATCCGATTCACATCGGCTCTTGGCGTTGTCTTTGTTGCCGTATTGTTTGATCCGCTTGGCGTACATCATCTGTTCGCGTTTGCGGGTTCCGGTCGAGGCGTAGATCGCTCGTTCGTGGTTGCCGACCAAGGAAATCAATCTTGCCAAGGCGGCTGCGTCTCCGTACCAGCTAACCGTTATGTGCAGCCCGCAGCTCGAATTTACTCGGCCCCCGCGAGCGTTGATCTGGTCGATCGCGTTCTCGATCTGCTGTACGCCTTCAACCCCTTTGAGTATTGGGCTTACAAACTCGCAACCTTTGCGGCTGGCGTTCTCGGGTCGGATGCTTCCGTCTCGTTCTGCTTTCCATCCGGTTGGCAGCCAGGGTACTTGGTATCCGTTGTGGTAGGGTCCGATCGGTGTGTTGTCGGTGCCGGGGAGGGTGGTTTCGAATTCGATTCCGAAGGCGATTTCGTTTGCGTTCATCGTTGCGTTCCTGTGTGGTTCGAGGTGTGTTTTGCGTCGCGCTTTCTGCGTCGCGATGACACACATGAGCCATGCGTTTCGAGGAACCTCAAGCGACGTCTTGCATGTTTTTCCCAGTAATTTCCATGTTTTTTTGAGAGGCCACCGGTGCCCCAACATTACGCCACCGTCGCGTCCAAACATGCTCCGCATAACCAGGCGAACATGCGGTCAAAACGCGACCGTGCGCAAACGGTGGCCCCACGTTTCGAGATGCCAAGTCACGGAGGAATGTGATGAGTGAAGGAACGGGCCAGGTCGATCCGACGAGGCTTCCGGTCGAGCAAGCGGCGAAGCTACTTGCGGCCGCATACCGAGAGCGGATCGATCCCGAGAAGATCCGCCTCGACATACAAAGCGGTGCGCCGGTGAACGCCGATGGCACAATCAACCTCGTGCACTACAGCGCGTGGCAAGCGAAGGAGATGGGACGTGGCGAGTGATCCGAGGAAACTAAAACCCAGCGAACTGTGCCGGCTGCTGAACTCGACGCCGCTAGGCGAGGTGATCAGCGAGCGGCAGTTGTATCGCCATCGTCAACGCGCCGGCGCACGCATCGGTGATAACAAGACCGTCGATTTGCTTCGCTATTGTGCCTGGATGCATGTCGTACGTCATACGCCTCGTACGACGAGCGGTGTCGATCCGTACGATGCGATGAAAGAACGAGCGCGTGCTCGTAACGCCGCGCTTGCACTTGCAGGTCGTGACATTGGTGAACTGCCGGAGGTCGATAACGCAGATCGCAAAGATCGCGCATCTCGCGACTTCCGATACTTTTGTGAAACGTATTTCCCGTTGACGTTTCATCTCGCTTGGTCGCCGGACCATATCAAGGTCATCAACAAGATCGAGCAAGCGGTTGTGCATGGCGGTTTGTTTGCGCTCGCGATGGCTCGAGGTAGCGGCAAGAGTTCAATTGCCGAGGTCGCATGTATCTGGGCAGTGCTATATGGGCATCGCAACTTTGTGTGTTTGATCGGCAGCGATGAAGGGCATGCGTGTGATATGCTCGACTCAATCAAAACCGAACTCGATAGCAACGAGCTGCTTTTGGCCGACTTCCCCGAGGTTTGTTTTCCGATCCAAGCCCTCGATGGGATTTCGAATCGCGCGAACGGTCAACTCTATAAAGGCAAACGCACGCAGATCGGTTGGACCGCAAAAGAAGTCGTCTTACCAACGATCGAGGGTAGCAGTGCCAGCGGAGCGATTATCAAGGTCGCCGGCCTAACCGGCCGCATCCGAGGTATGAAGTTCAAACGTCCCGATGGCCGAACAGTACGTCCGAGTCTCGTGGTACTCGATGACCCGCAAACGGATGAGAGCGCTCGTTCGCTTTCGCAATGCGCGAATCGCGAAAGCATTCTCGCCGGCGCAGTCCTTGGCTTGGCCGGGCCGGGCAAGAAGATCTCGGGCATCATGCCCTGCACCGTGATTCGTCCGGGTGATATGGCCGACAATATTCTCGATCGTAATCGCCATCCGGAATGGAATGGCGAGCGCACCAAGATGGTTTACGCGTTCCCCAAGAACGAAACGCTGTGGGAGCGTTACGCCGAGATCCGCGCCGAAGGAATGCGTGGCGGTGATGGTGGTGAAGCGGCCACCGAGTTCTATCGACAGAACCAGGTGGCGATGGACGAAGGCGCGGTCATCGCTTGGCAAGAGCGGTTCAACTACGACGAACTCTCGGCGATTCAGCACGCGATGAATCTCAAGCTACAAGACGAAGCAGCGTTCTTCGCCGAATATCAGAACCAACCTTTGCCGGCGGAGACCGTTGTCGATGGGATGCTCAAACCAGAAGAGGTCTCCAGCAAGATCAACCGCATGGATCGCGGCTTGGTATCGATAGGTGCAAACCATCTCACGGCCTTCATCGACGTCCAGCAAAAGCTCCTGTTCTATGTGGTCACCGCTTGGGAGGACGACTTCACGGGTTATGTGATCGACTATGGTTGCTACCCTGACCAGCAGCGTCCGTACTTTACGCTGCGCGAGGCTCGCCAGACGCTGAGCTCCGAAGCGACTGGTACCGGACTCGAGGGATCGATCTACGCCGGCCTCGAATCTCTGACAACGAAACTGCTCGATCGCGAGTGGCAACGCGATGATGGTGCAGCGATGCGTGTCGGTCGCTGCTTGATCGATGCCAACTGGGGGCAATCGACAGATGTGGTCTACCAGTTCTGCCGGCAGTCCATGCACGCCGCTGTGATCATTCCCAGCCACGGTCGATTCGTCGGTGCTTCGAGTTTGCCATTCAGCGAGTACCGACGCCGGCCAGGTGATCGCGTCGGGCTCAACTGGCGTATCCCAAACGTCGCCGGTAAGCGGGCCATCCGCCACGTAGTCTACGACACGAACTGGTGGAAGTCGTTCATCAACGCTCGACTTCGTGTTTCCATGGGCGATCGCGGCTGCATCTCGCTCTTCGGAACGAACGCCGAAACCCATCGCATGCTCGCCGAACATCTGACCTCGGAGTACTTCGTCAAGACGGAAGCGCGCGGCCGGAGCGTCGACGAATGGAAGCAGCGCCCCGAGCAGCCGGACAACCACTGGTTCGATTGTCTCGTCGGTTCCGCCGTTGCGGCTTCGATGCAGGGAGCAATTTTATTTGGAACGGAGTCAACACGCGAAATATCCCCAAAACGCTTGAGTTTTAAGGACATCCAGCAGAACCGACGCAAATAATTTTGGGACGTCGTTCGGTCAAATTGCATAGTTAGTACTGGAAGAGGCTATCGAGTTTCTTTTTCACTCGAAGAGGGTTTCCAGTATGTCAGACAACTTGCAAGAAACGATTCGCGAGAGTGCAAAAGCACCCGCTAAGGCATCAGGAGATGCCGGTAGCGTCGAGCAGCATAAGCTGACCGAGCAGATCGCTGCTGACAAGTATCTGGCATCCAAGGCAGCCGCCTCTCAACCGAAGCGTGGCCTTCGATTTAACAAGCTCGTGCCACCAGGGGCGGACTAATTGGTTCGCAACTGATCGAGCTTGTTTCTATAGGCAGGGGTGTCGGGTTTAACAGTAGGGATTGAGTCACGGATGTTTAAGTTGTTGTCAGGGATTCTGAGCAAGAACGGCGATCGCAAAGATCGATCGCTCGTCCGTGGACGCTCGGCCCGACACCCCTGGTCGTTGGTGAGATTGCTGGGGCGCTACGACGCTGCGACCACCACGGTCGACAACGTTCGCCACTGGGCGGCCGCTGACGGACTATCGGCCAGCGCGGCCAATAGTCCTGAAGTGCGCCGCACGCTACGCAACCGTTCGCGATACGAGATCGCCAACAACTCTTACGCTCGCGGTATCTCGCTGACGCTGGCCAACGACTGTGTTGGTACCGGACCTCGATTGCAGATGCTGACAGGCGATGCGTTCGCCAACCGATTTGTTGAGCAAGAGTTTTTTGCGTGGGCCGATGCTGTTGGCCTGGCAGAGAAGCTACGCACGATGCGGCTGGCTCGCGTTTCGGATGGTGAATCGTTTGGTTTGTTAACCAGTAACCCAAGAATCGATTCGCCGGTTCAACTTGATTTGAAGCTGGTCGAAGCCGAACAAGTTACATCGCCAATCTTGGCACTCGACACCTATCGCTACCTCGATGGCATTCGCTTTGATGAGCACGGTAATCCGATCTCATACGATGTACTCCGAGAGCATCCAGGCGATGACGCTTTCTCGTTGACCGAGAATTACGACACCATCGACGCGAGTTCCATTCTTCACTACTTCCGCAGCGATCGACCAGGCCAGATCCGAGGCGTTCCCGATATCACGCCGGCGCTGCCGCTGTTTGCACAACTCCGACGATTCACGCTCGCTGTTCTTGCGGCTGCCGAAACAGCGGCTGACTTCGCTGGGATTCTCTATACCGACGCGCCGGCCGGTGGCGAAGCCGACGCCGCTGAACCATTCGAGCCGATCGAACTTGAAAAGCGAGCCCTGCTGACCATGCCAGGCGGTTGGAAGATGGCTCAGATGCATGCGGAGCAACCAGCGACGACATACGCCGAGTTCAAGCGTGAGATTCTCAATGAGATCGCGCGTTGTTTGAACATGCCATTTAATGTCGCTGCGGGCAATTCGTCGGGTTACAACTATGCCTCCGGGCGGCTCGATCACCAAACCTACTTCAAGTCGATCCGTGTCGAGCAGTCCCAAATGGCTCGCACCATTCTGGATCGCATTCTGTACGCATGGCTGCGCGAAGCGATTCTCATCGAAGGCTATCTGCCTAACTCGCTTCGCACTCTCGACTCGTCGTTCGAGCATCAATGGTTTTGGGACGGACATGAGCATGTCGACCCAGCCAAGGAAGCCAATGCCCAGAAAATCCGCCTCGCCAATCATACGACAACTCTGGCCCATGAATACGCGAGGCAGGGGCGTGATTGGGAGGCGGAACTTAAACAACGCGCGAAAGAGATCTCGCTCATGCGTGAGCTCGGACTCTCGACCGATTCAACTTCACTTTCTCCAGGAGAGGTAACGGATGACGAAGACATTGCAGTCGAACAAGCAGAGTGAGGTAGACGCTGAGTCGGTACCAAGCTCGCTGCGAATCGTTTGTGACGATGCCAGTTCGATCAATTTACAAGCCGCTGAGGCTGCCGAAGAAGGCAAGCCGGCGCTGCGAAAGTTCTCAATGGTCGCTTACACCGGTGGCGCGATGCGTCTTGGTGGCTGGCCTTACCCTGTCGTTGTTGACTTGGCAGGCATGCGAGTGACTCGCAAGTCGCGCCCAATCCTCAAGGACCATGATCGCGCCAGTATCGTTGGTCATACCGATGACATCACGGTCGGCGATTCGCGACTCGAAGTTGCTGGTGTGATCTCGGGCGTGGGCAATACCGCTCAGGAAGTCATCGCCACCAGCGAGAACGGCTTTCCTTGGCAGGCATCGCTTGGCGCGAACGCAGATAAGGTTGTCTTCATCCCTGAGGGTAAGACTGCGACCGCTAACAATCGCGAGTTCAAGGGTCCAGTCTACATCGCTCGCAAGTCAACGCTGGGTGAAGTCTCGTTCGTGGCCCTTGGTGCCGACGACGACACCGAGGCTCGGATCGCAGCTGGCCAGTCTGGCGATGACGAGGACCTCGATAGCGAACAGCCGGATGACGACACCACCGAGTCCGATGATTCGGAGCTCGACCCGGTGAACGCCAGCTTGGATATGGGCAGCAAGCCCAAGCGTCCTGTCACGAGTGGAGTCGTTTCCAAGATGCGTATCGAAGCCGCTGCTGAATCCAAACGTATCGCCGGCATTCGAAAAGTGTGTGCTGGCAAGCATCCAGAGATCGAAGCTCGCGCCATTGAAGAAGGCTGGAGCGTTACCAAAACGGAGTTGGCAGTGCTGCGAATCGAACGACCCAAGGCTCCTGATCAACAGGCAAGCCAACCGATGTACCGTCGCGAAGTTCTCGAGGCAGCTTGCTGTCTATCGGTTGGACTCGACGAAACCAAGTTGCTCAAGGCCTACGGAGAGCGAACGCTCAACGCTGCCGATCCGCTTCGCCACATTGGCTTGCGTGAACTAGTTGCCGAGTGCGCGCGGCTCGAAGGCTTCGATGTACCTCGTGTCTTTGGTGATGGAACGGCAACGATTCGCGCCGGCTTCTCGACGATGTCGCTGCCCGGCATCCTTGAGAACGTAATGAACAAGACGCTTCTGTCTGCCTATGAATCGACGCCGATCGCAGCGTTTGATTTGTGCAGCATCGGTACTGTGAGCGACTTCAAGGAGATCGCTCGCTATCGATTGCTTGGTACCGGCGGGTTTGAAAAAGTCGCGCCGGATGGTGAGCTCAAGCATGGCAAGCTTTCCGACCAAAAGTACAGCAACAAGGCTGATACTTATGGCCAGATCCTTGCATTGACGCGCCACGATATCATCAATGATGACCTCAACGCGTTCATGGACATCCCGCGTCAAATGGGTCGCAGCGGAGCCGAGTCGATCGACGACCTGTTCTTTACGTTGCTCCTCAAGAACACCGGGTTCTTCTCCTCGGCTAACGCCAACTTGCTGCAAGGACCCGAAACCAAGTTCGGTCCCGAGTCGCTGACCGTTGCCAAGACAACCTTCCGCAAACAGAAGGCTGGACCGAGCAACAAAGCCAAGGACCAAAAGCCGATCAACATTCGGCCTGAGTTCTTGGTTGTTCCCGTCGAGATTGAAACCGACGCCGAACTGCTGATGGGCTCTGCGCAATTGATGATTGATGCGCAAGGAACGCCGACAAAAATTCCGGTCGACAACCCTCACCGCAACAAGTATCGCGTCATTTCAACGCCGCATTTGTCGGACAGCTACTACCAGGGAGCCAGCGGCTCGGCTTGGTATCTGTTCGCCAATCCGAATGTGCTGCCAGCGTTTGAGATCGTATTCCTCAATGGTCGCCGCACGCCGGTCATCGAGCGCGTTGAAATGCCGGCCAACACGCTCGGCATGGGCTTCCGTTCATACATCGACTTCGGTGTGAACTCGCAAGACCCACGCGCCGCTGTGAAGGTCACCGGCGAGTAAGCCTCGTCCCCTGACCGATCTGAAACCAACCATTCTTTGTCCTCAAGGATTCCATAATCCATGCAAGCTCAATTCGTTCATGACGGTAAGGCCGTCGATTTTACTCCCACCGTTGATGTCGCGGTTGGATCAATCGTGATCCAAGGCGACTTGGTGGGAATCACCAAACGCGACATTAAGGCCGGCTCGCTTGGCTCGATCGCTGTGGAAGGCGTCTTTGACATTCCCAAAGACCCCGCCCTGGCTGTCGAGTTCGAAGCAGGCACCAAGGTCTACGTCGATGAAGACGGAGCCGTAGTCGCTGACGATGTTGGCACCACGTATCTCGGCAAAGTCGTCAATGACGCTGCCGCCACTGATTCCTTCGTTCGCATTCGCCTGAGCCAGTGATGAGACGCCGTGAGCAACAACGCACAAGTCATAAATGCAGGAGCCATCTTCGTCGCGGATGGTAACACCTTGCCGATCGTCCCCGAGTCCGACGTGGCCGCTGGCTCAGTGGTTGTCGTCGACCGGCTCGTGGGCATCGCCAAGTTTGGGATTAGTGCGGGCTCACGTGGCAGCATCACGATGCGGGGCGTCTTCGATGTTGTGAAAGATCCAACCACCAACATTCCCGCGGGCACAATCCTTTACTGGTCGGAGATCAGTTGGCATGTGGTCAAGAACGCTTACGCCCACCCCATGATGGGCAAAGCGATCGAATCTGCGCCAGCAGGAACTCGCTGTGTCCGCTTAAGACTGAGTCAATAGCGGCTCAGAACTAACCGTCGCCAAGAAAGTTCATTTCGCGAGCTGAAAATGATTCTTAAGCCATTGATTCCAGCCTTTGTATTGTTGTTGCTCGTACTGGCAGGTTGCGACCCAGGCATCGTCAATGTTCGTGCATTGCCAACGCCTGAACCGGAGCAACCGCCAGCCAATCTGCCGGTGCAATTGCATCAGCGCAATTGGACGGGCTCGCTTGGTCAAGGGAGCTGCGTTCATGCCTCGCTTGTCAACCATCTCCGTTGGCTCAATAGATTCGAGCTTGGCGAACGCTGGCGAGCTACCTATGCCGATGGCGAGTGGGACTCGCGTCTGCGTGATCGCTTGGATGCTGCCGGCATTGACTACAGCTACACGCTCAAGGCCGACCCGCGCTTCCTCGATTGGGCAAGTGCAACTAGGCGAGGTGCAATCCTGTGGTGGAAGCCCGCGCATTGCTGCACGTTCGTCGGTTGGATCGAGCGTGATGGGAAGCAATATGCCGCGATCCTCGACAACAACTATCCGGGGCGCTTCGAACTCACGCCTCGCGAACAGTTCATTCGCTTATGGGCAGGCTACGGAGGCTTTGCCCTGACCGTTCTCAACGATCCCAGCAGTTCACTGCCTTACCAAAGTTATGAGGTTCTGTAATCACCATGATCAACGATACGATTCGAATTCGCTTAAGTCTGGGGCTGATCGTGGTGGCAATCGTCCACGCGATTCTCCTGGGCGTTGTCTTCACTGCTTTGCATGACAAGCCGGCGCAGCCACAGCCTGAACAAAGCTGGACGGTACCCAACTATCGACCGACTTCGCCAAGTGTTGGCACGATCGAGAAGTTGCAAGAGCCGCAGTCGGTTAACTTGCAGGCCCAGGGTGAGATCAAGCAACAGATCCGCAACTGTCCGCCGAATTGCCTACCACAACGCGTCTATCCCGCGCCGGTGGTAGTTCAGCCCACAATCGTGCAACCGACCGTTGTGACGCCAACGGTGACGCCCACATTTGCCCAACCGGTACCTGCGACGCCGAATTTCGTGGACACTCCAAAGCCAACGCAAGAGCCGCTGGTTGTAACTCCCGTTTCGAATCCTGCGGCTCCTCCACCGAAGAAGAGTTACCAGATCGCGTTGTTCGTGAACACTGATGCCACAAGTCAGCGACTACAGGAATGGTTCACGCAAAACAAGCAACTTGCGGCACTCAAGGAAAGCTGCGAATTCCAGGTCTACACGGCAACGAACGCGATCTACAAGACTCGCTACGCCGACATTGTGCCTGCGGATCAGTTCCCTGTGGTTCTCTTCCAAGATGCAACCGGCGGACACATCCACGCCGCTGGTCGTTCGATGATTCCAAGCACGCCGGACGAGCTCTACTCGGACCTCCGTCATGGTTACACGCTCTACAAGCAAGCCAAGGAGGCACAGAAAACCGGCGCGGTAAAAACCAAAGGTTACTCCTGGGACGATGCGATCACACCGACGCTGTATCTGTCGGCCGAGGATTGTCCCGATGGCTATTGCCCAACGCCCCCCTCTGAAGACCGTCGGCCACTAGATCGAGTGCGCGATCTCTTCGACGGGGCGAAAGACACTCGCAACGCTCTCCTTTGGCTGTCGGCCGGCGAGATCGCCACGGTCGCGCTCATCGGAATCGCAGTCGTGCTGCTCGTGTTCATTCTGATCAAACGCGGCATTAGCTGAGCGTTGCTTTAACCCAATCCATTCTCCTAGATGAGGTTCAACCAAAAAAATGTTATTAGCCATAGCCATCATTGTGGTTGTCGTCCTGCTGGCAGTTGCCCTGATTCCTGTGAAGAAACGGGAACCAGAGCAACTCAAGCAAGCGTCGCCCGTTGCATTCCTGACTCCAGAACCAGCCCAGCCCGTTCGTCAAACAACCCTTCGTCAGCAACAGCTTGACGAAGAGGCCAATGCGGTTGCGTCCGAGTATCAGCGCCGCGCCGATGCGGTTTGGCTTGATGAAGTTCGAACGAAGGCTTCGAAGCTGCTTGGCAACACGAAGGCAAAAGCCGAGTCATGACCGACATGCTTCAGAAAGGCCAGGAGTGGCTTGCCTCAAAACTCACCCAGCACGCATCGCGTCAGGTCGTGTATCGCCGAGGAGAGCTTGGAGCCACGCTCCAAGCCACGATCGGCAAGTCGGTGTATGACCAGGACGATGGCGAGGGCATTGTCACTCGCAGCCAGGTCCGCGACTTCCTGATCGACACGCAATCTCTGCTCCAGTCGATCATCGGAACTTTGCCACGCCGCGGTGACACGATCGTTGAGATCGATTGCAACCACACCTTCATCTTTGAAGTGATGGCCCTTGGTGGCGACCCACCTTGGCGCTACAGCGACCCATTCCGTTTGAAACTCCGCATCCACACCAAACAGATCGAATCCCATCCCTCATGACGACCGTTCTACAAGTTGCCGACAGCGTCACCGCTCAGCTCAATGCCGCCGAGTTCGACTTCGAGTTCGTCGCCGAGCGTTTGTATGTTCCCAACTTCGACCTCGAAGACATGAAGGAACTTCGCGTGAGCGTGGTACCTCGCGACGTCGAGCTTTTGCCTCACGATCGCGCCCACAACCGATACCACTGCCGTGTTGATGTTGCAGTGCAGAAAAAGTTCTCCAAGGGAACCAACGAGGAGATCGATCCACTGGTGGATCTGGTGGAGAAGATCGCCGACGAGTTTCGCTTGAAACGGCTCGTTTCATTTCAAGCGGCTCGCTGTGTGAAGGCTGAACATGCCGTGCTGTACTCCAGCGAACATTGGGAGCAACTGCGTCAGTTTACCAGTCTGTTGACCCTAACCTTTGAACTGGCGCGATGATCAGACTCACCGTTCGAACTCAATTCGATAAGCGAAAGCTCAAGAAGAAGGTGGAAACTGCCACCTTTACATCGATCAGCGAAGCCGGCGGTGCCATCCGTAAAACTGCCAGTCGGAGCATTCGCAAGCGTAAGAAGTCATCCAAGCCTGGAAGCCCACCGCATACCCAGACCGGCATGCTCAGGCGAGTGATTCGCTACGAAGTAACCAACAACAAGACCGAAGTGATTATCGGGCCGGTGAATGAGATCGCGGGCCGGCTTTGGAACCTGCATGAATTTGGTGGCGTGGCAACCAAACGCCGCAAGCTGAAGCCACATCGATTCAAGGTTGGCGAGCATGGTCCAATCCGAATCAAGCAGCACGGAAACAAGACGAAGTTTGCGCGGATCGAATTGCGAACCGCAGCACAAGCCAATCGAGCCACTCGCTTGGTTGCTGAAGAGAACGAGCGTCGCAGTGACAACAAACCTCGTCATTACCCCAAACGCCCCTTCATGAAGCCGGCACTAGATGCCAATCGGAGTCGGCTCCCAATGTTCTGGGCCAACTCAGTTAAGTAAACGTTCGCCATAAGGAATCATTCACGATGCCAGAAGTAAGACTTGGTCTCGAAGCCGTCCTCACCGTCGACGGCGTCGAGATCACCAATGTCAAGGATTTAACCGTCAGCCTTGAAAAGGCCGAAGCCGACGCCAGCACTCGGGCCAACAACGGCTGGCGCGCGACGGTCGGAACGCTGAAGGATGCGTCCATCGAGTTCACAGTGCTGAACAAGGATGGCGATAGCGCGTTCGGCTTGCTTCAAGGCTTGTGGAGTAGCGGTGATCCCTGTGATGTCGGCATCAGCGACGCTGGTGGCACGCTCACACTGACTTGTGAAGTGATGACCTTCAATGTCAACCAGAACTTGGAAGAGGTCATCTCCGCAGATGTGACTCTCAAGCCAACTCAGTCGAGTTCCGGTGGTGGCATGAATGTTGGACCTGGCTTGGCTGGTCCTTGATCGCTGGCGTTGTCGTTGGTTTAGAGGATTCATAACACTCAGGGAGGCATCATGCAGAAGTTCGTTGACCGCGCCGGTCGCATTTGGATTGTGGATATCGATAACACGACGCTGCGCCGCGTGAAGACTCTCACAGGCGTGCATCTGCTGGAAGCGATCGACGGTGATTTGATCACACGCCTCTCGACCGATCCGTTGCTCCTCGGCGATGTGCTATTTGCGATTTGCAAGCCGCAAGCTGATCAGCAGCAGATCACGGACGAAGCCTTCGGTGAGGGCCTCGCTGGAAACTCGATCGACGATGCAACCGGTGCACTCCTCGAAGCGTTGATCAATTACTTCCCGGAGTCCCGACGCCGTCTTCTGCGGAAGGCGGCCGAGAAACAGAAGTTGATCGAGACTCGGGGGATCAATGCGATCGAGAAGCGACTGGACGATCCGAACTTGGTCGACAAGCTCGTCGAAGATCTCGAACGCAAGCTCGCTGTGCCGACATTGAGCGACTCATCGTCAGACTCGCCGGCATCGTCGGAGTCGATCCAGGTCCCTTAACGCTTCGCCAACTTGTGCTGATGGCTGAGGCCAGACGCCAGCACGACTGGAATGTCGCCAGCACGATCATGGCACTGATGGCCGAGATGAACCGCGATCGTAAGAGACGTCGCAAGCCATTTAGGCCCGATGACTTCAATCCCTACGCAGACCAGAAACCGATCGTTGCTCGCGGAACTGTTGAGCAAGCTGCAGCGATGCTCGGTGCGAGTTTTCAACCCAAGTTAGCCGAGTTGCCATGTCTCAAGTCAAAGCCGGAGGAGCCTACGTCGAGCTGACCGCGAGGAGCGCCCAGTTCCTCAAGGGGCTCGAGGCTGCGCAGAAGCGGCTGAAATCATTCGGCGCATCAACGCGAATGATCGGCACCAAGCTGATGGGACTAGGGGTGGCCGCTGCTGCTCCCGTGGCTGGAAGTGTCGCCGTCTATGCTAACTTCGATGATGCGATTCGCGCCGCAGGTGCAGTGGCCGGCGCGACTGGAGCGGCTTTCGATTCCTTGCGTGAGAAAGCCAAGCTTCTTGGGGCAACCACGAGTTTCTCGGCGAGTGAAGTTGCCTCGCTGATGACCGAGCTCGGACGAGCCGGTTTCTCACCCAAGCAAATCGAAGAGATGACCGGCGCGGTGATGAATCTCGCAAGAGCTACTGGTACCGATGCAACCCTCAGCTCCGGGATCATGGCCGCCACCATTCGCCAGTTTTCGATGGCAGCCACCGATGCGGTCCGCGTCGCTGACGGATTGACGGCCGCGGCCAACAAGTCGTTCAACTCCGTGGAATCACTCGGCGAGGCATTATCGTATGCAGGTCCTGTGGCAGCCGATGCCAACATGAGTCTCGAAGAGACGCTCGCCATTCTCGGTACCCTTGGAAACCTTGGGATTCAAGGCAGCGAGGCGGGAACCGCACTGCGTCGCTTGCTCACGCTTAGCGCGTCGGAATCCGAGAAGTTTCAAAAGGTCTTCGGCGTTGCTACGAAAGATGCGCAAGGTAACGCTCGCAAGCTGGTCGATGTGCTTGGTGAAGTTGCTGCAGCCACAGCCAACATGGGCTCTGGTGATCGCGCCGCAGCATTCAACGAAGTGTTTGGATTGTTGGGCATCACGAGCGCATCTGCGATCGGCAAGTCGGTTACCGATACCCGGCAATTGCTCGGCGAGATTCAAAAAGCCCGTGGAATCTCCGCCAAGACAGCTGCTGATATGGATTCTGGAATCGGCGGTGCCTTCCGGATTCTCAAAAGCTCCATCGAGGGCGTAGCGATTGCGATTGGCGAATCACTCGATCTCTCTGTGACCAAGATGATGAATGCGATCTCACGGGCATTGTCTGGACTCACCGAATGGATCGGCAAGAACCAGGAAGTGGTCAAGAAGGTCGCCCTCATCGTTGCTGGCGTGGTTGGTGTAGGCGCAGCGTTCATCGGCATCGGTAGCGCCGCTGGTGTCGCTGCATTCGCAGTCGGTGGTCTGGCTTCGATGTTCTCACTGGTGGGAACCGCTATCGGCTTCCTTGTGACCATGATCGGCGCTCTGTTCACGCCTCTCGGTCTGGTTGTCGCTGCCATCGCGGCACTGGGTGCATACTTCATCTACTCCACTGGAATTGCCGGCCAGGCGATCGAGTATTTGAAAGGCGTCTTCGAGACGCTGAAGGCCGACACGATCAAGGCCTTTGGTGCGATCGCCAATGCACTGGCTGCCGGAGATATCACCGCAGCAGCCAATGTTCTGTGGACCTATCTCAAGCTCCAGTGGATCAAGGGCACAACCTATCTCAAAGGAGTGTGGGCCGATTTCACCAGTTACCTGTCCGATGTTTGGGGCGACACCGCCTACGCGATTGGCGATGTGCTGATTAGTGCCCTATCAGGACTTGCAAGCGTATGGAATGCGACGCTCGGTTTCATGGCCGATGGTTGGACTATCCTCACGACCTCGGTGCAAAAAGGCTGGAATTCCACGATAGGGTTTCTCAAAAAGGGATTCATTCGGCTGCGAGAGCTCGTGGATATTGCTGGCGACGTTTCTGTTCAGATCGGTGGCGTGCTCATCAATGCGCTTGCAGGCGTAGAGACCGCCTGGGTCGAAACGATTGACTATCTCGCCGACACTTGGTCGGTGTTCGTCGCCCAAGTCAAATCGATGTGGAATTCGACCGTCGGCTTTCTGCGCAAGGCCTGGATCAAACTGAAGTCACTGTTTGATGACGATGTGAATGTCGAAGTCGAAATGGCCAAGATTGACAAGGAGATCCGCACAGCCGACGAAGCCGAAGAAGCCAAGAAGCAGCAAGCCATCGGCGATCGCATGAAACGGCGCGACGCTCGTAAACAGCAGATCGAAGCTAATCGCGTACAGATGCAGGAAGGCATCAAGCAGCAACTTGAGGAACGACGCAAGGCCCGGGCTGGTCGCGACATTGATGCTGAGATGGCGGTCATCGATCAAGAGACCGACGCCAAGAACCAGGTGGTCGATGCTTCGCGCGATGATCAGTTCAAACAGAACGAAGCGGCCGGACAGTCGCGACAACAGACGATCGACGATACCACCGCAGGCGTTCAAAAGACCCTCGATCAAATGCGTGAGGAGGCACGCGTCGCTCGTGAAGCTGGTCGTCAGTCGCCCGAGGATCGTACCAAGGAACGAGACGATCAGGTTGCCGCCGCCCAAGCTGAGTTCGATGCCGCCGTCGAAGCAGCCAATGCCGCAAAACCGCAAGAGCCGGAAGCTGCCAAAGAACCAGACGCTGGCACTCCGATCCCTCACATGCCCGCGCCTCCGGTGCCTGGCGAACTGAAGGTGCCGAAGGTTGAAGTCGATGGCATCAAAGATCCCAAGCTTAAGCCGCCCAAGAAGAAGGACCTCAAGCTTGGTCTCGACCGCTCGGCTAAGGATTCGCTGGATCAATTCTCCAGCGGTCCAGAAGCAGTGACCGAGAAGACCGAAGCGGCCGGCAACTTCGATAGCCGTGGCCTGGGACTTGGGAGCGGCGCATCGCTGATTCCTACTTTGCAGGTCGCTGACAAACCTGACGTGGCTGAAGATGTTGACGCGGGCGATCTTGACGTTGATCCGCAGGCAGACGCTCAGCCTGATAACGGGGAGATGCCCGAGGTTCTTGTTCCGATGAACGAGACCCCGTCTTTGCAGTCTCAAGACATGTCAGAGGAAGAGCTCGATGAACTGGCCGACGCATTGTTTCCTGAGGAAACGGAGCCATCGCTTAATCTCGAATCACTTCTGGCATCCTTTGCTGCGGTGCGAGCTCGACTCGAGGAGTTCGACGCAGCTCTATCGCAAAGCGTCGCTCGGCTGCAGATGCCCCCAGTTACTGGCGAAGGCATGTCGGATGATGTCAAGCGAGCCATCATTCAAACCGCTGAGAACACCGCTCAGCTAGCCGAACGCGCCCGCACGGGAGGCTTCGTGTTCAGCTAATGGGATTCTCACACGGTGGATACAATTTTGACTTGGCAGCACTGTCCAAGAAGGCAACTCGCGGTAAGTCGACTGCCGACACGTTCGTGTACGTTGGGACAAACGGGGGAGCCGTTGATCCGGCAACTGCGGCCGATGCGCTTCTGTCGTACTACCGCAGCAATCATCGGGATCTGATTCCGTACCTGCAAGTTGATGGCGAGTACATCAACGAGAAGCATGCTCTTGTCACCGCATCGATCAACAGGACCAAGCTCGATCCAGTCTCGTTCAATACCACCGGCGCATCGACGCATCTCAATCAGTCGCTCATCACTCGTGGAATTTATGCCGCCCCAGGCAAGATCGCTCCGAACTATCGAGGTGCAATCGGTGTGAGCGACTCGGGCGTTGCCGGCGTCGATGTGACCGTTCCCGCGTTCGAGTTCTCTGTCCGCAAAAAGTTTGAGTTTGTCTCCACTGCCTACCTGCTCGCCATGGTCGCGATGACGGGCCGTGTTAACTCAAGTCCCTGGTCGATCTTCGCTCCCGGAGAAGCATTGTTCCTTGGAGGCGAAGGCGGCGAAGATGAACAGAACTGGGTCGATGTGACCTATCACTTCGCGGCGCGTCCCAACGAGATCAACCTCACGGTTGGCAATATTTCTGGCGTTGCGAAACGAGGCTGGGATTACCTCTGGGTCAAGCATGGCGAAGAGGTGGTTGGTGATCGCGTCCTACAAGTTCCTGAAGCGGCCTACGTCGAACAGGTTTACCCCGAAGCGAACTTCAACGCATTGGGGATCGAGTAATGGCAAGGCGAGTTCGGCCAGGCGAAAGACTCAATATCACCGCAGCGGAATACAACCGTCTGCTGGCGGCCGCCGATGCAGTTGCGCGTGACCGACTCGCAGGTGGCGCAGGAAACCGCACCCACGTTCGCGACGCTGCCACCGTTCGCGTTCACTATCAAAGTGCGACCACTGTGCCCATCGGTGGAATCGTCGGTTTTAACGCCCCACTGGGCGATCCAGACGTCGACAATACAGCACTCGCTCGTTTCGTACGTGATGCGACGATCCAGTCGGTTCGTCCCATCGTCGACGAGCATATGGGACGATTCGGAGTAGCTATCGAGCCGATCGCCGAGGACAAAGTCGGTCGCGTGGTATTCTCAGGCGTCGTCGCCGCCCGTGTGAACGTTCAAGAGACCTGGCATCAATATGCTGATGTAGCCGACTCGGGAGGTACGACACTCCAGTCAACGCCCAGCGGCTCCGCCCAGATCCTATGGCGACGCGATGCGAATCAAACGGGCGTCCAGTGGGCTGTCGTTCGCGTTGGTAAGCCGGCCGATCCTGCGTTCCTGGTGAAGGTTCCCAGCGGTGGTATCCCTGGTCGCTCTGGTCTTGCGACCGGTTCCGCCAACTGCGACCTCTTTCAGCTCGACGATGCTGGCACCATTGAGCCGGTCCTGAAACCGAATGGACAAGGCGTTCGCATCATCGCTCGCAACCCGAGCGCCCAGCGCATTCGAGGTCCGGTTTCCAATTACGACGATGGTCAGTATCTCAGCGTCACCTACGACGGCAATCATTCCTGGATCATCGACCCGCCAAAACAAACGTTGCTCTGCAAACCCGTCTCGAGGCTCAAGGCTAAGAGTTGGGGCATGGCTCGTGAACTGCGATATGCCAACGGTGTCTGGGCACCAATCGGAGTCAAGGTCGCGGTCTACAATGTCTGTGACTATGCCCTTCTGACAAGCCAACAGATTGTTTGTCATTTCCACGAGGACACCAGCGCTTACCTAACCATCGGCTGCCGCTGCTGCGAGGGAAGCAGTAGTTCAAGTTCCAGCAGCAGCTCGTCTAGCTCTTCGAGTTCATCGTCATCGTCGAGCAGCTCCAGCAGCAGCTCCGGCAGTAGCTCATCGAGTCCATCCTCGTCGAGCAGTTCGAGCGTCTCATCGAGTTCATCCAGTTCCATCAGCTCATCGAGTAGCCAGTCTTCGATGAGCTCATCGTCGAGCGAGCATTCAAGTTCGTCGCAATCCTACTCGGCACCGTCGGTCTCAAGTTCTGGATCGAGTTCGTCTAGTCTTTCGAGTTCATCCGGCTCGAGCTCGTCGCATTCAAGCTCAAGCCAATCATCAAGTTCTGGATCATCTGCATCCAGCGGATCTTCTAGCGACTCGAGCCAATCTATTTCACTGAGTGAGCCCTCTTACTCAAGCAGTCACTCATCGAGCGGATCAAGCTCTGATTCGAGTCATTCGAGCCAGTCCAGCGGCTCCAGTGGATCGAGCTCGAGTAAATCGGAGTCGAGTCAGTCCGAATCAAGTGAATCAAAATCCAGCCAGTCTGAATCTAGCGATTCAGATTCATCACGAACAAGCGAATCGTATTCGAGCGACGCCAGTTACAGCCAGTCGTACAGCGCAAGCTACTCGGGATCATCCAGTGGTAGCGATTCCAGCCAGAGCGATTCGAGTGGAAGCGACAGCAGCCAATCCGACAGCTCCGAAAGCGAATCGATCAGTTCGGAAAGCGAGAGCCAGTCGGAAAGCCAATCGGATTCTCAAGATCCAAGTAGCGATAGCCGTTCGGTGCCGAGTTACTCATGGCCGAGCTACTCGCAGCCAAGTTATTCAAGCGGCAGTGGTTCAGTGTCGGCCAGCGACTCAAGCCAGAGCGAGAGTGAATCGCAAAGCGAATCGCAAAGCCAGTCGGAAAGCGAATCAGGTAGTGAATCGCGATCAACGAGCGAGCCATCGAGCAGCGATGGTTCAGAAAGCCGATCCAGCAGCGACCGCCCCAGCTACAGCGAAAGTGAAAGCTACAGCGTTCCCTGGTCGACCAGCCATTCCACCAGCGGTTCTGGCAGCTATTCGCAAAGCGGCTCTGGAAGCGGATCAACGAGCGGCTCAGGCAGTGACTCATCGCCATCGACAAGCGATTCAAATGATCCATCAATAAGCGACTCCCATGATCAATCGACCAGCGAGTCGGATCGTCCGAGCGTCAGTCACTCCGATAGCGAACCGCCAAGCGAACCTCCAACTTCCGACAGCAGCACGAGCGAGCCCTGCAATACAACATGGATCTGGTCCTGCGGTTGGCAGCTCCTTGAAAGTGATTGTCCCGAAGTTGGCGATCCACCGAGTGGATCGGGTGGGTACGACGGTGAAGTTGTGGAGGTGGCAGCATGATGCATTGTCCCAATCTGACTAACGACAACCGCTGTCAGGTCGCTAGTCACTTGGCCGACTGCTCCGTCCAGGCTTCGTCCAGCGGATGCCGAGCCTGCAGCGAGTGTTCGAATCCGCAAGCTGTCAACCTCGTGACGATCGGCATGGCCATCGTCAACAAACGCCGACGCAACCAGAGCGTCGACGAACTCAAAACGCTGCTGAAGAGCTACCTGCCCAATCAGGAAGAACCCACGACCCTGCGGATCGCAGCTTACAAGCCGGGGCCAGGAAGTGAACTTCGCAAGATGCTCGCATGGTTCGCAAGACCAAGCGACACCTGCAAGTGTGAGACCCGCGCCGAGACCATGAATGATTGGGGCGTGGAGGGATGCCGTACGAATCTCGACACCATTATCGAATGGCTTTTGGAAGAAGCCCAACTCAGAGGATTACCCCATGGAAAGTTTACTAGAACCATCGCCAAGTCACTCGTGCTCACTGCCATCCGCAGGTTTGAACGTAAGTTCCCAGACGGTGCACCCGAGCCCAACGAAGACGATCCAGATACCGACGAAGAAGATCGTTGAACGTTGCTTCCTGATGAATCTCGATCGCCGTGATGATCGATTGCATGAATGGATGCAGCAACTACCGCAGCCATGGCCATTCCCAGACGTCGAGCGATTCGCAGCCATCGATGGTCGCAAGCTCTCGACGCCCGAGCAGTGGCGCGCCGGCAATGGTGCCTGGGGCTGCTACCGTTCGCACTTGCTGATCTTGGAGAAATGTTTGCTCGAAGGGATCGACTCGTATGTGGTCTTCGAAGATGACGCGGGGTTCGTTCCGGACTTCGTGGAACATCTTGAGGCATACATTCGTGAGTTGCCTGAAGACTGGGGCCTCGCTTACCTCGGAGGTCAGCACCTGTACGCTGCCAAGCATCCGCCCAAGAAGATCAGCGACCACGTTTACCGACCTTACAACGTCAATCGCACCCATGCCTTTATGGTTCGCGGGCGCGCAACGATGAAGGCTTTGTACCGTCACTTGAACTGGAATGACTGGCACCTAAAGCACCACATCGATCATCACCTGGGTCGATTGATTCAGCGGCGCTACGAAGCGCTGGTTCAAGGTAAGAACGTTGAGAAAGAATCGATTCCTGTTTACACACCCGATCGCTGGCTAGTTGGTCAGCTTCCAACCAAGTCCAACATCTGCGGTCGCAAATGGACGCAGACGCGATTTTTTAACGATGCCAAGAATGCCGACCACAGCGACGCTCCGTTCTTCGCCGTCCTCGGGCCCCATCGCAGTGGCACCAGTTGCGTCGCGATGGTCATGCATCATCTAGGCGTTCATATGGGCAACGAACTCGGTGGCTACGAAGCTACCGGCGGAGGCGAGGCGATCGGGCTAGCGAATCTTTGTGAAAAGGCGATGCGATTCCCAGCGATCGATCCCAAGATTCCCGACGGCCAGCTCGCCAAGCAACTGAAGGCCTGGATCGTAACGCGGAAGGCAGAAGCCATTCGCGATCGAACCGTGGCAGGCGGCAAGTATCCGCATCTCTGCCGATTCGCAAACCACCTCTACGAAGACCTCGATAACTCGCTACGAATCATCGCAGTCGATCGCCCAATCGAAGCCTCGATTAGATCCCTTCAAGATCGAAGTAGCCGACATCCAGGTCAATGGTTCGCAGCCGGCGATGAAGCCTGCGACAAGCTACAGCGTTCGCTTCTGGAACATCGCGAGACGTTCATTCAAGAACATCCCGAAGTCCCCGTCCATCGGATCAACTTCGCCAAGCTAACGGAAGATCCTGAAACGGTGATCAATGAACTGATCGCATTCCTCGGCATTGAGCCCACTTCCGAAGAGATCGATTCGGCAATCGCTCATGTTAACCCACAATTAAGAAAGTTTGGCTAACCATGAAGTTCGACGACATTACCTTCTGCATCAAAACCATTCATCGGCCTTGGGCCTGCCATCGACTCGTCCAGTCGCTTCGAAAGGAGTTTGTCGAGCCCAAGATCGTGGTCGTTGACGATGGCTTGCCTGAATACTGGTTCTCGCGCAAGTATCCCGAGACCGCCAAACACTGCAAAGTGATTGATCTCCAGCAGCACGATGTGGGTGTCGGCGTTGGACGCAATACAGCAATAGACGCCGCAGAAACCGAGTTTATTTTTTTGCTGGATGATGATCAGATCGTAACGCCAGATCTGCATCTTGACCGAGTCTACCAGAGGTTCATTGAGTACGACCTCGACATTCTGGCTGTACGGCAAGATGCTGGCGGCCGGCCAATGCTATTCAGCCCACTTATGAATGGAACTCGCATCTGGATGCATCGAGGCGAACGCAAACGCATCGGCGAAACCTGTTGGTGCGACATGGTAAGCAACGCATTCCTCGCGCGGCGTGACACGATCGCCCGAGTTCGCTGGGATGACGAGATCAAAACGTACGAGCACTGGGAGTTCTTCTATAGAGCCTCTCATATCGAACATCTGCAAATCGCCGTGGCGCTCGATTGCTCGGTAGTCCACGACCACGTTGCAGCTAAGCCATATGGAGCGCTGCGAGCTCGACCCAAGTTCCGCCGATTGGGGCTTCGCAAGCATGGCTTTGATTCACTTCGCTACCCAGGAGGAGGCATTGTCCATGCGTGATCGAGTCACATTCTGCATCAAGACTATCCATCGCCCTCATTGCTGCGCAACGCTTGTGCGCAGCATCTATGAGTATTGTGGGGACGATCGTCCGTTGATCTACGTCCTCGACGATGGGAAGCCTGAATTGCGATTCTCGCAGACCTGTCCTGATGAAGCCGCGATGGTCGACCGACTCATTGAGACCGAGTATGACATCGGACTGTCGGCTGGTCGCAATCGTCTGGTTGAAGCCGCGCAAACTCGGATGGTGATCTTCTCCGATGACGATCACGTCGTTGGTCCGCAGACACGACTGAATGATCTCGTGCGCAAGTTCGAATTGAGTCGCCTTGATCTATTGGCAACACTCAGTAAGCAGCCCCATCGCCCTCATCCAGATGGAACGCCCCGGCTACTCAATTCCTCAGGCGGCGTTCTGCACATTCCTCGTGGCGAGTATCGACGCATCGGTGACATTGCCGAGTGCGCATTCGTTTGTAACTGCTTTGTTGCCCATCGAGACATCTTGCAGGCGATTCGCTGGGATGAAGACCTCAAGGTCGATGAGCACTGGGACTTCTTCTGGCGAGCCAAGATTGCCGGCGTCAGGGTTGGAGTGGCGATGGACCATGTGTTCCCGCACATCCATGTCGATCCGCCGGCCTACAAGCGGCATCGACCAGTGTTCTTAAGAGCTGCACTTCGTAAACACGGATTAAGGAAGGTACTTTGGAAATGAAACGAGTCATCGCAATTCTGGATTTACCACCGCGCCGTGCGGTACCGACGGTGCGAGAGAGTGTCGAAGCTGCTGCCGAGAGATGGAACGTCGAGCTGCATTGGATTCGCCGTCCTCTGCAACCATGCCATCCATTTTGGCAAAAGATGTTCGTTTGTGGTGATGTTGCAAAGCGGTTCGGTCCGTCGCATGTCCTGCAAATCGACAACGACATGGTTATTCGCAGCGACTGTCCGTCGCCGTTCGCGTTGGCCGAACCTGGCCAGTTCGCAATGGTTGGCGAAAGGCAGTGCGCTCAAAACCGAATCGACAACGGTGGGTGGCAAAAGACAGCGCACGAAATTTGGGCCAAACGATGTCGCCTCAATCCCGCGCCGACTTGGATGCATCCAAACGGTGGACTGTATTTGTACGACACCGAAACGTTTGCACGCATGTTCGAGCGAATCATTCAGTACTTAATCGTTACTTTTGGAGCCAACGATCAAGCCACCGACGAGTCGCTGATCATCAACCAACTGTGGAACGATCACGCCGAGACCATCACGTTTCTGCCGCCTGACTTCAACGTCAGTATGTTGCAGACGCCTGAGTGGGCAACCAATCCAGTGATGCAATCCTTTGTCTACCACTTCATTGGCCCTAGCAAGCCGCATCTTGATCGCTGTCACTGGCAGCGAAGCAATCCACCCGAGTTGCCATTTCCTGACAATCGTCAATCGTTCGAACTGATAAACGAGTGGAAAGACGATCCGCCAACGAGCTACGACATTGGCTCAATCTTCCGACCAGATCTCGCAGCGAATCTTCTGTCTGTTTATCCGAAGCTGCTCGTTTCAGGAACGTGGTCCGATGAGCTGACGGTTTACGACGAGAGACTGACGAGCTTGGATGAAACGTTTTCATCGCATTTAGTTCTAACTCGGTTTCTCATCCGTCTGGGCGTAAATGCTCGTCGATTCAAACTTCGGATCAAGGAGGGCGACGATGCAACGCTTCAGCTTGCCCGCACTTGAGTATCACGTTGCTCATGGTTGCAACTTGTCCTGCCGGCAGTGCAGCCACTACAGCAACTTTCACTTGGCAGGCAAGCTGCCAACGCTCGCCGACGCTGAGTCCGAGTACTCGCTATGGTCGCATCGACTTGAGCCAGCGCGATTCGCTTTGCTCGGCGGCGAACCGTTGCTCAATCCTGCGATCTTGGAACACATTCAAGTCGCTCGACAACATTGGTACGACAGTGAACTGATGCTGGTCACCAATGGATTCTTCCTGCACCGCTTCCCTGAGTTGCCGCGGGTTCTCGTTGATACAGAGTGCCAACTTGAAATCAGCCAGCATGGAACACATCAAGACTACCTCGATCGGTTTCGTGAAGTTAAAGCGATCGTGTGGAGTTGGCGTAAGCAGTATCCGAAGCTTCGCATCAACATTCGCAAGTCGCACAAAGGCTGGATGCGGCAATACAACATCGTCGATGGCAAGCCGATGCCTTTCAATTCCGAGCCAGATGCCGCATATCGCGTTTGTATGCAGCGAGCTTGCACCCAGCTTGTGAATGGTTGCCTAGCAAAATGCCCCGCACTCGCGTATTGGCCACAGCTAGAGACAAAAGCCCGCCTCGAATCTATTTCGGAGTGGGATTTGTTCCGTGATTACGAATCTTGCCCGCCAACAGCGAGCGACGACGAGCTTCGCTCATTCCTCGAAACCAAGTCGATTCCTCAGTGCGCGTTGTGTCCTTGTAGGCGCGTCGCGTTTCGTCATCCCAGTCCCTTGCAAAGGAGTAACTTGCAATGA